CAGGATCTTTTAGTATAGTATCTGCATCATTAGCATCTAGAATATCTAATATATCTACGGATTTCGCTGATATACAGAATAAACCAACTTTACTGTCTAGTTCAAGACAAATAGGATCTGAAATATCAGGATCATTTACACTAGTATCTGCATCATTTGCATCAACTATCGGGAACTTAGATAGTATATATGCTACAGACAGTCAACTTAACACGGTATCTGGATCCTTTGCAACAACTATCAGTAATTTAGATAATATCTACGCTACAGATAGTGAATTAAACATAGTATCTGGAGCTTTTGCTACAACAATCACTAATTTAAGTACTTCTAACGTAGTTGAAGGTACAAACCTTTACTATAGAGACGATAGAGTAAAGAGTAAGTTAAATAGTGAAGGAGTAGTTAGTGGATCTTCTCAAATTAATGTTAAAAACGTACAATATTACAGTACTTTAGCTACAACAGGGTCGAATACCTTCAACGGTAGCCAAATTATTAATGGAGACCTAGAAGTTAACGGAAAATTAACTGCAACTAGCTTTAATAACGTATTTGTCTCGTCTTCTACACTATATACAAGCGGAAGTACTAGATTCGGTGATAGTTTTGATGATAATCACCGTTTTACAGGCTCTGTATTAGTAGATGGAGGTATAAAAGTACAGATAGGTGGTGTTGAAGCTCACTTCTTTCATGGAAATGTTGACTTTGTACATATAATTAATGCTCCTAGGTTTGTTTCTAGTTCTATTCAAATAGGATCCGAAATATCTGGTTCATTTACACTTGTATCATCATCTTTAGCACAACGAATCACCGATTTAGATAATGTATACGCTACAGACATACAACTTTCTTCAGTTTCCGGTTCAATAGCTAATGATATCACCTATATACGTGATAATTTTGCATTTGCTTCAAATGTAAATAATATATCCCAATCATTTGCTAATACAATAGGTAACTTAGATACTATATATGCTACAGACACGCAGTTATCAACAGTCTCCTCATCATTAGCTAGCCGTATTGACGGTATATCTACTGATTTTTACGATATTACAAATAAACCAACTCTATTATCAGGATCTACACAAATAGCTTCTGAGATATCAGGTTCATTTACAGCAATATCAGCATCATTTGCTAATACAATTAGTAATTTAGGGAGTATATACGCTACAGACGTAGAATTAAGCAACGTATCAGCGTCATTTGCAACATTTGTAAGCAATCTAGATAACACTTACGCTACAGACTCACAATTAACCAATGTTTCTGCTTCATTTGCAACAGTTATCAGTAACTTAGATAACATCTATGCTACAGATAGTCAACTAACTAACGTATCTGCATCATTTGCAACTACAATAGGTAATTTAGATAATAATTACGCTACAGACTTACAGTTGAGTGATGTTTCTGCTTCTTTAGCTAGTTCTATAAGTAATATATCAACAGATTGGCCGGATATTACAAATAAGCCATCTAATATCATATCAAGCTCAGTACAGCTTTATAATAGTACATTAACAGGTATGATTATCTCCGGATCCTTTAGTGGATCTTATGTAGGAGATGGATCTGGGTTAACAGGAGTACAGACTACAGTAGTTCAGAATGCTACAGTAACGGATAACTTTACAGCTGCTACTTCTAAAGTAATTACTCACAATTTTGGCACTAAAAACGTAATAGTTTCCGTATACGATTCTAACGATGCAGTAATTATACCAAAATCTATAGTAACTACAGATACAAACACAGTAACTCTAGGCTTTGACTACGCAACAACAGGTAGAGTAGTAGTAGCAAAAGGTGGACACATAGTATCTGGTAGCCAATTAGTCGATATAGTAGAGGTAGCTACTCAAGCAGATAGCTTTACCTCTCAAACTACATATACAGCCACTCACAACTTCGGGACTAAGAACGTATTTGTTACAGTTTACGACAATAACGATAATGTAGTTATACCTGCTATAATTAATACACCAACAACTAGTTCGGTACAGTTAACTTTTGCAGAATCTACTACAGGTAGAGTTGTAATTGGTAAAGCAGGACATGTCATAACCCCGGAGAGTGTAAATCTTACATTATTCCCATATACAGGTAATGCAAGTATCACTGGATCTTTAGGAGTAACAGGACAATCAGAATTTGGAGGCAACTTAGTACCGAAAACACCACAAGGAGCAACATTAGGAACTGCAGAAAGACCTTTCCGAGAAATATACTTACAGTCAGGTTCGATTAATATTGAATCAGATACGCCTGGCGACCCTCCTACAAGATTTTCTAACGTAGACGGTAACATATTAGTTTCAACAGGTGGTATGCAATTAACAGGTGCTGCTTCTTTTAGAGCAGCTACAGGATCATTTGATTACATAAGTGGATCAATGACTCAGATTGGAGATTATACACAGTATGGAGATTATAAGTTAGACGGAGATAAAGAAATATCAGGATCACTTAAAATTAGCGGTTCAGTAACACTTAACGGGAACAAACTTTATAATTTCGGACAATTCTACGATACAACAACACAAAGTGGTTCAGCAAATACTGCTCATTCAATGAAAGTAAACACTACTGATATAAGTAGCGGAGTAAGTGTAGTAGATGGAACAAAAATTAAAGTAGATAATAAGGGAGTATACAACGTACAATTCTCTACACAACTAGAACAGACAACAAACGGAGCATCTGATATAAGTATCTGGTTAAGAAAAGATGGAGTAAACGTGACTAACTCAAACACTGAAATAACAATAGAGAAAGTAGCAGGCGGTGGTAAATTAGTAGCTGCATGGAACTATATGATACAGTTAAATGCAAATCAATACGTAGAGTTAGTATGGTCTTCAAATAGTGCCAATACACAACTACATTACCACAGTACTCAAACTACACCAACAAGACCAGCTACTCCTTCAGTAATTATAACTGTAACCCAAATAGCATAATAGTATTACAAGAAGTTGAAAGAAGTAGATATTTATTAACAACGTAGCAAAAAGACTATAAAAGAAGAATAACATGAGAATTGACAATCCAATAGGTATTAACGCCGCACTGACAGGATCCTTTAGTGGGTCTTTTTATGGAAACGGTAGCGGTTTAACAGGTGTAGCAGCCTCTAACGTAGAGTTTGCTAACGTATTAAATAAACCGACCTTATTATCAGGATCAGCACAAATTGCATCCCAAATATCTGGTTCATTTACTGCAGTATCTGCATCAATTGCCACTAGATTTGACAACCTAGGTACCGGCTTTGCAACTGATAGTGAATTAGCAAACGTTTCTTCTTCTTTAGCAGGAGATATTACTAATATCTACAATACTCATGCTACAGATATTGAATTAGCGAATGTTTCTTCTTCATTAGCAGGAAGCATTACAACTAATTACAACACCTTCGGACAAGTTTCTTCTTCTTTAGCTAATAGAATCACTACAATCACAGATAACTACGCTACAGACGCTGAGTTAGCAGCTGTTTCTGCTTCATTAGCAGGTAATGTCGCTACAATTTTCAGTACCTATGCTACGGATACTGAATTAGCAAACGTTTCTTCTTCTTTTGCTACAAGCGTAACTAGTATTAATAATACAATCAACGGATTAGATAGTACTTACGCTACAGATGCACAACTAGCAGCTGTTTCTTCTTCTTTAGTACAGGTTGATAGTAATATAAACGCAACAATAACAGCAGTTTCTTCTTCTTTAGTACAAACTATACAAGGAGTTGATAGTCGATTGACAACAGTATCTGGTTCTTTAGCAACTAGAATAGATAATATTAATACAAACATAGGTAACTTAGACAGTACATATGCTACTGATGCAGAATTAATATTAGTATCAAGCTCTTTTGCTTCTACAACAAGTACCAACGTACAAATAGCTCGTTTAAACTCTGGATCATTTGCAGGAAGAATCGATTCAATAAATTCTACAATTAACAACCTAGGAAGTACTTACGCTACAGACAGTGAATTAGCTTCTGTATCAAGTTCTTTATCAACTAGAATAGCTGCAGATGAATCTAACTTAACAACTGCAATCGGAGTAAATAATACTCAAAATAATAGATTAGCTGCTCTTGAAGCTGCTACAGGATCTTATCAAGCAGGATTGACATTTAACGATACTTTCGGACAAGGTGGTATTGACTTTACAAACACATCTGGTACAATTACTGCAAATGCAGTAGGTCTAGGTCCAACTAGTGATGTAGTATTTAATAACGGTACATTTAACGGAAGCGTATTAATAGACGGTAACTTAATTGTATCAGGATCTAATACATCTTTACAGGTACAAAACTTACAAGTAGCTGACGCTTTTATATATTTAAACAGCGGTAGTAACTCTACTAACCCGGATATGGGTTTTGCAGGAAACTATAACGACGGTACTTACCATCACGCAGGTTTTTTTAGAGATGCTTCTGATGCAGGTACATTTAAGGTATTTGAAAATTACGGACCAGAACCAGATGCAAGTATCTACATTGATACTACTCATGCTACATTTAGATTAGCACCATTTGCAGCCGCTAAAATTACTGCAACATCTATAACCGGATCTTTATCAGGTAACGCTTCTACAGCTTCTAAATTAGCAACTGCTAGAACAATTACATTAGGCGGTGATTTAACAGGTAACGTTTCTTTTGATGGATCTGCAGGAGTAACTTTAACAGCAACAATTGCTGCTGACTCAGTTGCTTTAGGAACTGATACAACAGGTAATTATGTAGCAAGTTTAGTAGCAGGCACAGGAATTAGTTTAGCAAACAACACAGGAGAAGGAGCTACACCTACAATTACAAACTCTGCCCCTGACCAAACAGTAGTATTAACTGCAGGTTCAAATGTAAGTATTTCAGGAACATATCCTAACTTTACAATTGCATCTACAGATACAAATACAACATATACAGCTTCTACAGGTCTATCTCTAACAGGCACAGCCTTTAGTATTGATAGCTCAGTTGTAACATTATCAGGAGCTCAGACATTAACTAATAAGACAATAAACGGTTCTCAGTTAGTAGATGCTTCTGTAGCAAATGCTAAATTAACTAACTCATCGGTAACTGTAACAGCAGGAACTGGAATGAGTGGTGGAGGTGCTGTTTCATTAGGAAGTTCAATAACTCTAACTAACGCCGGTGTTACTTCAAACGTAGCCGGAACAGGTATTTCAGTATCAGGAGGAACCGGAGCAGTAACAATTACTAACTCAGATAGGGGTTCTTCTCAAAATATATTTAAGAATATTGCAGTATCAGGACAATCTACAGTAGTAGCTGACGGTAATGACGATACGTTAACTTTTGCAGGCGCAGGAGCTACAACAATCACAACAAATGCTTCTACAGATACTATTACAATTTCTTCTACAGATACAACTTACTCGGTAGGTGATGGAGGTTTAACACAAGTTAACTTTACAACTACTCGTAGAGATAAATTAGACGGTATTGCTGCTAACGCAAATAACTACTCATTACCTACAGCTACTTCAACAGCTCTAGGAGGTATTGAATTATTTAGCGATACAGCTCAATCAGTAGCAGCTAATAGTGTATCATCAACAGCTTCTAGAACATACGGATTACAGTTGAATGCTGCTTCACAAGGCGTTGTTAACGTACCTTGGACAGACACAACCTATTCAGTAGGTGATGGTGGTTTGACAGCTGTAAACTTTACAACAACTCGTAGAGATAAATTAGACGGTATTGCAGCAGGAGCTACTAACGTAACAAATAATAATCAAATATCAAACGGTGCAGGATACATAACAGCATCTTCTTCAGATACTTTAACGAATAAAAGCGGTAACATATCACAATGGACTAACAACTCAGGATATATTACATCTTCAGCTACATCTTTAAACCTTTCAGGTAACTTAACAGTGTCATCTGGTAATACAACAGGAGGGGGTATTATATTAGCGGATGATGGAGATATCGTAGATATGAATGATGCTTATTGTTCTATGAGATTTACCGCAGGTGTAAGAGTATTCTCAGCTAATAGAGGCGGTTCTGCAGTTATTACACTGAGTAACGGAGGATCAATAACAGCTTCAGGAGATATAACTGCTTTTTCTGACGAAAGAGTAAAAGAGAATATAAATACAATCGAAAATGCTTTAGATAAAGTAAAAGCGCTAAGAGGAGTTACATATAACAGAACGGACAAAGAAGATAAATCTGAAAAGATAGGGGTAATTGCTCAAGAGATTCAAGAAGTACTTCCACAAGTAGTACATGAAGACGTAGATGGTATGTTAGGAGTATCTTACGGTAATATAACCGCAGTACTTATTGAAGCAATGAAAGAGCAACAAGCACAGATTGAATTATTAAAAGCAGAAATAGCAGAATTAAAAAATAAATAAAATGGGTTTACGTTTAAATGTTGATCTAGAGACGAGCGCAGGACCTTCTCAAGAGGTCTATGCTCGAGTAGAAAGCATCAGTTATAATAAATTTACCTCAGCAGTAATGTTTCAAATTACATACTGGGTAGATCAAAATCATGCAATAAAAGCTACTAAGACTTTTTTGGATGAAGAGCCGAGAAACATGGTAGGTTTAATTTACGATAGAGTAATTTACTACCCATCAGAAAACTCAGATGAGATTGAAATAAATTTACCGCAGTACTTAGATGTATTTGCAGTAAATGAAGAAGAGGTAGATATACCTATATACGAGACTAAATTAGGGAAAAGAGAAGTACCTTATGTTAGTTTTGATGAGAACGGAGATGAAGTAACTTTATACAGAACTATAACTGAAGAAAAACAAGTTCAGGTAGGAGTTAAAAAAGAAGTAAAAAAAGTAATTGACTACGGTGTATCGAATAGATTAGCAGAATTTACTTACGAGGTTTTAAAAGGTGAATTAGCAAAATGGTTTCCTAAAGATAATATCGAAACAGTAAAATAAGATGTCAAGAAAAACGTACGGTGGATCAAATATAAATTGGGGGTCTTTTGACGAATGGTCAAACTCAGTTTCTTCAGACAGTAACACTTCTATTAGTACTGCCATGAATGATATGTACCCAGCGAACACGTCTCCATTCAGTGCAAGTGAGTTAGCAAATAGTACAATTTTTAAAGGAGTAATACGAGCACAAACAGGAGGCACAGTTGCACTTACCGCACCGTACACTGTTACTGCAACTAGTGGAAATATAACATTAAAGAACGTTTTCTTAAATGCCTATAATATAACAATAGTTGCATCCGCTACGTACCCTTGGACATTTTCGGCATGGAGATCAGGAGCCGGTGCAACAGGTGATGTAATTTCAACATCAGCTACATTTACCATTACCAATAGCAGTAATGCAGACTATGCTAACTACTACGCATACTTCACAACCACTCACTTAAATCCTTACGCATAGTAGTTGGATATATGCAAAAAAGTTCGTAATTTTAATAATTAATTGACTTAGTTTTGAAAGTAATTTGGGTTTTAGAAAATATTAAAGATGATGAGAGTATCTACGGAAAACTAAATACTCTTATGCTAATTGCTTCCATACAGTTATGGAAGAAAAATCATCCTGCAGACAACTGTGTACTCTATTGTGATAAATTAACCCTACGTTATATAGAGCGTCTCTCTATAGGTCATTTATGGGATAAGATAGAAGAATACACTCATACAAGAAACATCGATAGAAACGTATTCTGGGCGGCTAGTAAAGTAGCAGTTCTTTCTCAACAAACAGAACCGGTTATACTAATGGATAACGATACCTTAGTATATAAACCAATTGCTCATCTTCTAGATAAAGATATAACATATGTATGTAATCTAGAAAAAGGAAGAGGCTATTACCCGACTGGGTATGATGAGATAATTAAAAAACTAAGTTACCGTCCTCGATGGAAAACTGATTCTCTTTGCGTAGCATTTTTACATTTACCTGATCCGGAATTTACTAGACTGTATGCTAATATGAGTTTAGATATGATGGAAGAGATGACAGCTTTAGGTGCACCAAATCCACAATACTTAATCTTCTCAGAACAATTACTTCTCCGACATTTGCTAGAAGTAAAACAAAAACCACTAAAAGGTTTAATAAGAACATATTGGGATTGCCAAGCGTGGGAATGGGCAGACGATCATGAAGATGGGTTATGGACTTATGAAGAATCTCAGCAATACTTTAAACATTACGGACCTTTAAAAAACTGGATTATCAGAAACGAAGGTGACCAGAATTACGATAGGGTAATAAAAGAGTTGGAAAATTGCGTAAATATGCCTAACTTAGACCTATCGCACTTAACGGTTATGTAAATGTCAATAGTAGATTTAAAATATATACAAGAAAAAATAACTACTAATAACGGAACTCCAATAGAATATAGGTGGACTCATGGCGCAACAGATAAACATCTAGGAGACGGGTTATTAGTTTATAGCATCATACAGATGATGCGAGCAAAAGTATGTGTTTGTATCGGTAGTGGAAGCGGTTTTATTCCCCGTATCATGACACAAGCTAGAATTGACTTACATACACAAAATATATTTGAAGGAAATGGAGACTATAATTGGGGTGATATTGGTGCTAGTTATCTTGTTGACGCTTGTAATGGCGTTGGGGGCCCTAATGATTTGGATGATGAGAATTCATTCTTCCGTAAGAACTTTTATCCTAGATTCATCAAATCGACTTCTGTCGACGCCTATTATAACTTCTTTGTTAAACAAGATATTCAAATAGACTTTCTCTTTATAGATGGGGATCATTCCTACGAAGGAGTAAAGACAGATTTCGAATTATACTCTAAACTACTTTCAGATAAAGGAATTATTGCTATTCACGACACGGATAAAAATTACGAAAAAGCACTTATCATTTCTGAAGATGCAAAAAAAGATTACCACCCATTTACAGGGCCCTCTAAATTTATAGAGGAATTAGGACCAGAATGGAAATTGTTTAACTTCTTTAATGAAGGTATATTAAAGGATAAACCATCATCTACAGGACTTACAATTATACAACATGCTTAATTTAGTAACAGTAGTAGGGCGTAATACACATATCCTTCCGCATATGTTAAAACACTATGAAGGAAAAGTAGATAAGATGTATGTAGCTGTTTATAGACAAGATGAGAATGATGGAGTATTAGAAGAGGTTTTAGACTTAGGAATAAAACCTTGTATAGTTACAACAGAAGAAAAATACAATTGGGAAAGAGTAACTGCTTTATACAACTACATAAAAGGAACAAGACCTAACGACTGGTGGATAGTTTCTGATGATGATGAACTACAGGTTTATCCTTATGAAATTTCTGATATAATTAAAGAATGTGAAAAGCATAACTTTGATTTTGTAACAGGAGGTTTTTTAGATAGAATAGGACCTGACGGAATATTTCCGGAAGTAACTAGAGATACCGATATACATTCTGCTTTCCCTTACGCAGGTTTTTTTAGGTACCCAATGTCAAAAGCATGCCCTAATAAGGTAACTCTTATGAAAGGCTTTCAAGATATTTGCTCAGGACAACACTACGCTACCTTTAAAGATGGAACAAATAGTTGGGGAAAGTCACACCCTAAAAGAATGCCAATTGAAGAAGTTTTTACTCAAGTACACCACTTTAAATGGGATTCTACTTGTGTGGAAAGAATAAAAGAAGTAGCTGATGTCAATAAAACTTATGCGTATTCTGAGGAATACAAAGCGATGTACAATGCAATAAGGGTTTTTGACTGGAAAATTGATATATGTAATCCTGAATTTAAAGTTGAAAAATTGAATAATTTTTCGTATATTGATTATATGGATTATACTAAATGGAATTTATTAAGAGATAAAATTGTTACAATATGAGTAAAATACTAAAACAAGACGAATTAGACCTAATCGCTTTAGAAGAAAGAAAGGTTAGAGCTCTAGAGAAAATTGCAGCATCAGTAGATGCATTGACTATTTGGTTTGAAGAAGTAGATAAAGATGATTGGAGCGAACGCATCCAGTTCTACTTGAATGAGTTTCATAAATTTCAAAAGCCAAAAGACCCAACTGTAAATGGATAAACTGGGTATCATAGTACCTTATAGAGATAGACCTCAACAGCTTTATGATTTTAAATTAAAAATTTCTAGTTACTTATTAGCACAAGGAATTAACTACGAATTAATTGTCGTAGAACAAGACCCTGATAAGAGTTTTAACAGAGGAAAGTTATTAAATATTGGATTTCAAAAAGCAAAGAGGTTAGAGTGTACCTATGTGTGTTTTCACGATGTAGATATGCACCCTATAAAAGTAGACTATAGCCCAGTAGATAAACCAACACAGTTAGCTAATAGATTTGTATACGAAGAAGGAGTTAAGAGAACAGTAGCCGATGAATACTTCGGCGGTGTTACTCTATTTCCTATTTCTCAATTCGAAGATGTTAACGGATATTCTAATGAGTATTGGGGTTGGGGTTTTGAAGATAATGATTTGTTAGTTAGATGTAGAGAGAAAGGTATACCACTTGCAACAAAATTTTACAAACAAAATGGAGTAAACGGTATAGGGTTAGACTTTAACGGAGAGTCTTCTTTTGTGAGATTACCAAACGTTTGTAATTTTAGAAAACCTCTAACGATATACACTACGTTCAAGCCTTATAGAATAAAATCAAACCCTGTAGAGATTGCAGATGAACTAGCAGTTTATTCTATACCAGGACGAGATCTAAACCTATCTTATAATTCATTCAATACTTATAAGTTTGAGACCTTTGATAAAAACGGGGAACCTCATTCTATTCACTCAAAAAATTTGCCTCCCCTATCTGCTAAGAGTATAGTAACTATAAACCCTAAAACTAAAAAGATAGAATTTTACCTTAATGGAGAGAAAGTTGGTACAAAGGGTATAAAAGATACTTTACACCCATATTGGGATCAAAAATATATGTACCTAGGAGTTGGGGATCCTTTGAGAGAAAAGGTTCAAAAGTACTTTTACGGATATATAACAGAGTTTGCAGTATTTAGTAGAGAATTATCTGCGGAAGAGATAAAGAGTTTAAATAATAACTCTAGATATAGCTTAACTCAAGAGTTTGATAGATACAGCCCAGGTAATGAACTTGAAGTATACTACGACGGACGACATACAATTGGAAATACCTTAGTAGACTTAAGTAGGAATAATAAAGATGGACAGTTAATCAACTGCGGGTTAGTAGAAACATACCAACCTCAAGAATATGTTCAGTTAATACCTTCACGTAGGTATAGTACTTTCTCAGTTTTAAATCATAAAGAAAATGGATATAAAGACGGGTATTGGGTTAACTGGGCTAGTCGTGAAAATCAGTTAAGGTATTATGAAAAAGTTAAAGAAGGAAGTACTCTTGAAAACGATGGCTTAAACAGCCTTAGATACTCTGTAAAAAGCTTATCAAGTAAGCAGAACTATCACCATTTATTAGTTACGTTATGATAAAACATAAATTAGGAGTTTGTGTTCCTTACCGAAATAGAGAATTACACCTACAGGAGTTTGTACCTAAAGTAGGTAAGTACTTGAAAGAACAAGGTATAGATTTTCAAATGTATTTCTGCCATCAGGTAGATGATAAGTTATTTAATAGAGGAGCTACAAAAAATATTGCAGCTAAACATGCATTTGAAGACGGATGTGATTATATAGTATGGCATGACATTGATATGATCCCGGAAGAGGATTGTGACTATTCATACCCAGAAAACGGACCACGTCACATTGCAACAAAAATATCACAAATGGATTACCAGCTAAAGTACCATGAGTACTTCGGTGGAGCTGTTTTATTTACAAAAGAACATGTAGAAGCTACAAATGGATATTCTAATAACTACTGGGATTGGGGAATGGAAGATGACGACCTATTTTGGAGATGTCATGTAGAGGGTCTTACTAGAAATACGTATTTAGGACCTCGTCCTTTAAAACAGAAGTATTGGAGATTTAATGGCGAAGATTCCTATATGAAGATTCCTTTTCATAGAGAGATGAGAGGAATGACAACAGGGAGTCATACTATTTCAATACTCACTAGAGCATTTCAACAACCAGAAAAAAATCCTATCTTTTTACTAGGAGACCGTAATAACAAGTATGTGGAGTATCCTATCTTCAGACTACCAGGATACGATTACGGAATCTCTTTCAATAACTCTAGAGCTATGACTCTAACTTTTTGGAATAACTTTGATGCACATAATTACATGTGGGTTAAAAGATACGACAACCAGTGGAGTTGGGTTACAGCGGTTATAAATGAGAATACAAAGACAGCTCACTTATACTTAAATGGGACTGAGGTAGACTCTAAAGGAGGTTTTGGAAGCCCTTCACCATTGGAATGGGAAGGTAAATTAAAAAGCTACGGAAGTAACTCTGCATACTTAGGTATGACTCCTTCTTTAGAAGAAGGAAATCCTGTAAAGTATTTTAAAGGTGATATAGCTAAAGTATTTGCTTGGAAACGAGCTTTAAGTCCTACTGAAGTAGCAGCTATACACCTAAATCTACCTAAAGGTGATCTTGTATTAAACTTAGATGCTGATTATCCTAGAACAACAGTAGAGAGTTATGGCGTAGAGGAGAGAGAAGAAACATTTAAAATACCTAATTCAATTATACCTTATAGAATCGAAGGTAAGTTTAGATGCTTACCACATCCTGATGAAGGAATTGTAAACGGTAGATTTGTGAAGGGAGAGACAACAGCAGCTAATGAAAGACGTTACGTACTCCAGATGCAACAAGGAGAGGTAAAATATAAAGAAGACGGAATCAAACAAGTTCAATATACCCTAGTAGAAGAGAAACAATTAACTCCTTGGGCTAAAATGTTAAATATAACCCTATGAGTTTACAAGAAGTAAAAAATAAACTAGACGGAGTAGGATGTGGATTTTGTTTGGCAAAATGGACTCAAGTTACTATGCACTTAGGTATGGGTATGACACATTCATGTCACCACCCTTCCCCTCATAAGATACCATTAAAAGAGGTAGAAAGAAACCCTTCAGCACTACATAACACTTCTTACAAAAAACAGAAGCGAAAAGAAATGCTAGAAGGGGGAAAACCAGAAGAGTGTAATTATTGCTGGAAAGTAGAAGAAAGTTCTAACTCTTTTTCTGATAGAGTTTTTAAATCCTCAGAACCATGGTCAATAGATCAATTTGATAAGATTAAAGATAGCCATTGGAGGAATGATTTTAACCCGAAGTACGTAGAGGTATCTTTCTCAAATACCTGTAACTTTAAGTGTGCTTATTGCGGCCCACAGTATTCATCAAAATGGGTAGAAGAGATTGAGAAACACGGGGCATACCCAACTAGCTACAATTTTAACGACATTAGCAATATACAGGCAAGAGGAGAAATGCCGTATAAGCATTCTGAAATAAATCCATATGTAGAAGCATTTTGGAAATGGTGGCCAGACTTATATAAAGACCTACACACTTTCAGAATAACAGGAGGAGAGCCTTTATTATCTAAAGATACTTTTAAGGTTCTAGAATATATACAAGACCACCATCATAAGAATCCAAACTTATCCCTTTCTATAAACTCTAATCTTGGTGTTCCGGATAATCTTATAGATAAGTTTATTGAGATTGCTAAAGACCTTTGTGAAAATAACAAAGTAAGAGAACTTACTATTTTCACTTCAGTAGAAGCTAAGGGGGCACAAGCAGAGTATACTAGGTATGGATTAGAGTATGATAGATTCTGGGCTAATGTAGATAAGATTTTAACTGCTTTACCGAAAGTGACTATCAACATCATGGCAACATTCAATGCACTTTCTGTATTTAGTTACGATGAGTTAATAGATAAGACTTTTGAAATGAAAAAGAAACATGCTAATGGACAAAGGTATTGGGTATCTGCATTACAGCTAGATACATCGTACCTAAGATGGCCTACTCATCTTTCCGTAAAAATACTAGAACCAGAACATAAAACTTTAATTTTGAAGTCTGCAGAAAAAGCACTATATTATGGTATCAAAGAATTTACTAACGACAATTACGGCTTTTCTAACGTAGAGATTCAAAAAATAAAACGAATATATGACTACGCTATTTCAGAAGATGATTTTGATATAGAAAGAAATAGAAAAGACTTTGTCATATTTGTAGACGAATTAGATAAACGAAGAGGTACAAACTTCTCAGAGACATTCCCAGAACTAAAAGAATTTTATGCTAAAATTAAAAACAGGAGAACCATGGGTATTTTGGCCTAGTAGTATCTGTGATACGTTTCCTGAACATCCAGGGAATAGAATACTAAGAGGAGATTGTTATTTTGAGTTTGATCTTAGGTTTACTTTAAGAGAAGAACCAGTAGAGAGAAAAACAATATTTGCACTACTTCCTAAATACACAGGATTAGATATCCATTCAGAAGGAATGGTTTTTGCATATACGACAGAAGATGAGACCTCTTATGTAAACTTACCCGCACTAATTAAAGTAGGTGAAGAAGTGTTATTGACAGTAGAACATCAACCAAATAAGTATTTAAGAATATTTATTAATAAGGAACTAATTGAAGAGATTAATTTAGATAATAAGGTTTTTGGTTTAGACGATAGCCCGCATATTATATTTGGTGCAGGTAATTTTCCTAAAAACAATTTTAACCTAAACTATACAAGTTTAGATCTTCACGAATTTATATTAAAAGGAATAACAGGAGTACTATCTCATCATACTTTTGAGGAGTTTATATTTGATAAGTCTGTTGATATTTCCGGTAACCTAAATTTTATACACAAGTTATAATGGGAGTTTTCGCAAAAAAGGACGATGAATCGTTCCAAGAATATAGAGAAAGGGTTGTAAATAAACTATCCCAATCTTTTTGTGGCGCTAAATGGTACAATGCTACCATCTGGTTAGGTAACGGTACGACAGCAAGTTGTCATCACCCACCTGCACATAAAATACCTTTAGAGGAAGTAGCAAAATCTTACAAAGCAATTCACAATACAACTTATAAGAAAGCCATCCGTAAGCAGATGATGGAAGGTGAAAGACCTAAGGAATGTGAATATTGCTGGAAGATAGAAGATTTAGGTCCTGATAAAGTATCTGATAGAGTTTACAAATCAGTTATTTACACAGATGAAGAATTAAAGCAAGCAAAAGGTGAATTAGGCTATACAGAAGATGTTGACTTAAAAACATTAGAGATTGCTTTTGACCCTAACTGTAACTTCGGCTGTTCATATTGTAACGCTTCTTTTTCTACTACTTGGCAGAACGATATTAAAAAGTTTGGCCCATATCAGAATTTAGTATCTGACGGAGCTGGAGCTTTTCAACATGACGGAAGACATGCAATGCCTTATGGTAGAAAAAACGAAGGTAACCCCTATATAGAAGCTTTTTGGAAATGGTGGGAAGCAGAATTACAATACTCTTTAAGAGAGTTAAGAGTAACAGGAGGTGAGCCAACTATGTCTCCAGACTTTTGGAAGCTAATGGATTGGTGGAAACGCAACCCACAATGTGAAGTTCCTTTTGCAGTAAATTCAAACTTAGGTCAGAAGAAAGAGTTACTAGATGCTCTTATAGAATCTACTCACAGTTTTAAAGATTTTAGTTTATACACTTCTTGTGAAGCAACAGGACTGCAAGCCGAGTATATTAGATACGGCCTTGAATGGGATACTTGGTTAAAAAATATGTACCGAGTTAACGAAGAAGCAAACGTAAAGTCTGTAAACGTAATGATGACTATAAACGGATTATGTTTATTTTCAATCACAGAGTTTATGGATGAAATGTTAAAATTAAAAGCAAAGCATGGCGCTCATGCAGCTATAATGTCTTTTAATATACTACGTTTTCCTTCCTTCCAATCAATAGTAACGCTCCCTGTTTATATTAGAATGGAAAGAGCAGCTCATATTGAAAAGTGGTTAGAGGAAAATTGGAAAGGAGGCTCTAACGGACTACTTGATATGGAAAGAGATGGTATACTTAGAATGATAGAATACATTAAACAAGTAGACACAGGTCATGCTTTTACTTCATCATTAGAGAGTCGAGAAAGAGACTTTAAATCTTTCTACGCTCAATACGATGTTAGACGAAATAAAGATATTATCAAAGCATTCCCAGAAATTAAAAAATGGTGGGATTCTATACCAGAAACTAAACTAGATGCTCTTAAGGAGGTAATAGATGGAGATGATGCTAAGTCAAACAGGTACGTTCACGACGTCTTAAAGAAAGCTAAAGAAGAAGGATGGATACTAAACCCACAATGGCATAACCCAGGATCACAAGAGTATATAGAACCAGATAATCAACAGCAAGATGATATGATTGATTTGATTGATTTACTAAAGAAAGAAACTGACTTAAAAGGTCCTGGTATAAAACATAAATTAATATAGAATGCCGCAAGATAAATTAGATCAGTTTCCTATAGAAACAGCAACAGCATGTCAGTTTAAATGGACATGGAGTACATTATTCTTATCTGTCGGTACTTCTTCTAGTTGCCATAGGTGTAAAGGATGGGATGTATCAGAAAATATGCAAGACTTCCATAACCATCCAGGTAAGGTAGCAGATAGAGAAAAAATGTTAGAAGGACAATGGCCAGGTAATGGTTGTGAATACTGTAAAAAAATAGAAGATGCAGGAGGAACTAGTGAAAGAACAGCTTACATAAATTCAAGCTTATTAGCACCAAAAGAGTTAAGAGAAGATAGTTTTGCAACTAAAGTAACCCCAAGGATATTAGAGGTATACTTTACAAACGTATGTAATCAAAAATGTGTATACTGTTCTCCATTTTTTAGCTCTCTAATACAAAACGAAATAGATAAGTTTGGACCTTTAGAATCGGAATATGACTTAGACGGATTTAAAGGAAGGTCTGATTACGAAAAACTCAAAGCTGATTTCTGGATATGGATGGATAAGAACTCAACAGAGTTATACCATTTTCAAATACTAGGAGGAGAGCCAATGTATCAACCCGAGTTTGAAGAATGTTTGAGTTACTTTGAAGAAAGAAACCACCCTAATACCAATTGGAAGATATTTAGTAACCTAAAACACAACCCTGCTAAGTTTAAAGAAAAGATTGAAAGAATAAGTAAGTTAATACAAAGCGGTAAGCTAGAATCTTTTGAAATTGTATGTAGTATGGACTGTTGGGGACCTCAAGCTGAATTTGCAAGATACGGAATGAGTCTAGAAGAATGGCAACAAAATTTTAATACATTACTTGAAGATCCATATGTAAAAATTTCTATACACTCCACAATCACTCCAGTTACTTTACCGACAATGGCTGAGTTTTATAGAAAAGTACTAGAGTGGAATAAAATAAAGAAAGTTGACTTTGGATGGAATACAGTTGCAAGACCTACTTTTATGAATCCAGACCAATTAGGGACTTATGCAAAACCGTATTTCGATGAACTACTAGAAGTAATACCAGAAGACGATCATAGAAGACAATACCTTCAAGGGTTTGCTACACAAGTTACAACTCACCCTATTGATTATGAGTTGATACATAGGTTAAAGAAGTACTTAGATAAGATAGATGAAAGAAGAGGTACCAACTGGAAAGCTTTATACCCTTACTTAATTAACATATATGACAAAAATAAAACCATCTGAGGGGAATAAAACATTCTGTATTGCTCCATGGACACATACATACCTTTCGCCACAAAGCGAAAGAAGGCTTTGCTGTGCATCGAGAGAAAAAGCAGAATGGGCTACACAGTATTTAGATGCAGAAAAAGCCTCAGAAGGAGCTAACTATAGTCCTATAACCCTGGAAGAGCATTGGAACTCAGAATATATGAAAGGTATACGTAGAGATTTAATGCAAGGAAAAGAGATACCTCAATGTGCTGTATGTAATGATAAATTACTAAACATTTCTATATATCGAGATTATTTTACGAAAACATTATTTCCAAATAAGATAGAAGAGGCTTTTGAGAAAACAAGAGAAGATGGTCATACAGAGATGAAACCAATTTCTTTCGATTACAGGATAAAAAATCTATGTAATTTTAAATGTAGAATGTGCGGCGATCAATTATCATCATCTTGGGAAGCAGAAAGAAGAATGATGGGACATTACGATATGCCAGGTAATACAGACTACTGGGCTCAAAAACATAATAAACCTGTTATTGAAACCTTTCAAAGAGATGTTGCTGAAAAGGAATTATGGGAAGCGGTAAAGAGCGGTACCATAGAAGAAATCTACTGGGTAGGAGGAGAACCTTTAATGTGGGATATACACTGGGAGATAATGGACTACTTAGTAAAAACCGGTGGCTCTAAGAATGTATGGATACGTTATAATTCGAATTTTTCTAGAACAACATACAAAGGGTATGACCTTAAGGAATTACTTCCTCATTTTAAACAAGTACAGATCTGTGCATCTATTGACGGGACAGGAAGTATTGTAGAGTATGTTAGACATGGTATTAAATGGAATGAATGGATAAAGAATTTTAAAGAATATACATTTTTAAATAAGCAATATGGTGAGTATGGAATTGCATTTGATCTTACAATAACAACACCAGGTCTATTTAGCTTAAAATCTTTATTTGATCTATCAGTTGAACTAGATGTACACACCTTAATAAAAACAACTTTTGCTTTTGATAGTAGTATAATAATGTGCCCTCAAGTATTACCTAGACCTTTATTTAACGAAGTTATAGACGATGTACTAGACCACATTAGACCTATTGTAGTAGAGAAACCAAAATATAACTACTGGATTACTTGTTTAGAAGATTTAAAAAATAGACAAACATTCCAAGAGAAGTACGAAGACTGGAGAGACGGTTTTAGGAGAGGTAAAGAAAGGTTAGAACAGGTAGATACTTTCAGAGGAGATGAAGGTAAGTTGCAAGAAATTTTTAAACAAAATAAAAAAGTATTAGACTGGTGGAATCAAACAAACATGATATAGAAAATATTCCGTATAAGGAAAAATCTTTTTGCGTACTTCCCTGGATACATTTAGCAACCCACCCTATAGGTACCGTAACTCCTTGTTGTATAACAGATATGGAGAACGATATGAGTACTGCGAAGAAAGACGGTTTTAATATGTTTTTAAATAAAGATAAATTAGAGGATATAGCAAACTCAGGTTTATTTAAAGATATAAGAAAACAGATGATGAAAGGAGAATATCCTTCAGCATGTAAAACTTGTTACTTTTACGAAAAGAGTCAAGTCTATAGTAAGCGAATGGAAAGTAATTTAAAGTTTAAAGAACACATTGAAGCTTGTTTTGACAATACATTAGAGGACGGAACTCTTAAACAAGTAGATTATAGGTACATTGAATTAAGACTAGGAACAGTTTGTAATTTAAAATGTGTAACTTGTAATCCTTTTAGTAGTAATAGGTGGAATGAAGATGTTTCTGCATTTAAAGATACAGAGTTTGAGAAAAGCTATTTTAAATGTGATATAAGAACAGAATGGTATAGAGATACTAACTTTTATGATGAGTTATTAACAAAATGTGAATACTTAGAAGAGGTTTGGATCAATGGAGGAGAACCTACTTTGATTAGAGAACATGGATATTTTTTACAAAAGTTAATAGAATTAGGAAAAGCAAAAGATATTAACCTACATTATAGTATTAATATGACAAGCATTCCAGACGATTTTATTAAAATATGGAAGCAATTTAAACAGGTACGTTTACATTTATCTATAGACGATCTGGAAGAAAGAAACGATTATATAAGATACGGATCGAAATGGGATGTTATTTTTTCTAATTTTAAGAAAATATTAAAATATAAAAACATATTTACGTTGGAAGTTTGCCAAACTGTAAGTATATTAAATGTAATGAATATAGATAACTTCAAGAAGTTCTGTCTAGATCATGAAATTACAGTAGCGCACAACTATGTACATCACCCAGCTCTACATCATGTTGCAGTACTACCAGCCCATTTAAAAAAGAAACTACTTAACAGCATACAGTATCTACGTCCGGATGAGAAAAAAAGACTTGTTGCAGAGTTAGAACAACAGCCGCTTGAAAATACCTTTCAAAAGTTTCAAGAGTTTACAAAATTACTAGACATAAAACGAAACATTAAAATACACGATTACTTAGAGGAATGGAAAACGTTAATATAGGTAAAAAAGTCTCTACAGACTATGAAATAGTTCGTAACGAATATGATATATTTGCTGAAATAGAAAGACTAGGTAAAGCACATATACTGTTTGACTCAGAAGGTATAAAAAGTACGAAAGACATTCAGCTATATTCACAAACCTTACTAAACCGTTCGATACTGGGGGCTTCTATGAACGCGTTAGAATCATTTACAGTTAGGTATACCTCTGAAGAAGAAAAAGAAGCCTGTCTAGAAGCTAAGAAAAAAGGTACAACTAATATAGAAGAAGAGACAGTTAGGTATACAATAAGCCCGTTAGGTTACAGATTGACTAACCCGTTAGACAGTATACATAGATCTACAGGTATATTTGGATGTAGTATTACATATGGAATAGGTATTCCTGAAGACCAAACATTTAGTCACTTACTGCAAGAGAATTTAAAAACCCCTGTCCATAATTTTGGAATACCAGGTGGTTCTATACAGAAAATTAGAAAATCTTTTATATCAATAAACAACTACTATAAGTTGGAAACAGCTATACTTGTACTACCCTCTATGAGCAGGTTTGAATTTATAGGAAAAGAACCAGTAGATAAAGTAGATACTTTGTACTCAGAAGGATACGTACCTGCATTTAACCCTATTAACCCTGCTCGAAGAGGTTTTTACGAAGCACTTTATACATACTATCAAGATATAACATTTTTCGATGAGTTTAGTAAAAATTTACAATTAATAAAACTAAACGCGCAGATAAACGGTACAAAGCTTTACCTTTTTACATGGGATTATGTATTACTAAATCTAGCAACTCACTATAAAATTACAGGCTTGGAAAATAGCCCTCTTGTTCGTTTTATAGAGAATGACGAACTACAAAGAGGAGAAAAGGTAGTTGATTTCGCTCGAGATGGAATGCACCCGGGATTAAGATCTCAGAAAAGTATTACAGATTTAATTCTAAGAAAATTAGGAAAGGGTAATTTGATATGAGAATAATACAAAGCTTTGTACCTACTTCTTATCAAACAGATTTTGAAGCATATCTTAGAATGACAGAAGTATCTGTAGAGTCTATTTTAAAGTACCATGATGAAGTAATATTATACACAACTCCAGAAGTTGCAGAATTAGTTAAAGAAAGAGGTATAGGTTATACAGATATAAATGTAGAATTGTTTAAAGAGGTTGAAAACATACCTCTAAGTAACTATGCAATACCTAAGATACTTTGTTACCTAGCACAAAACAAACCGTTTATACATTTAGATTACGATGTAGTGTTACTTAGTAGGCTTATTACACCTAAAGATTTCTTAATAGGGTACTACGACTTTGACTTAGTGAATAGAGAAACTAAGCCAACAGACCTAAACACATTGAGTGACTACTACTTAAAAGATCTTGTACAGATACATGAACATCTTCCACCTGAGGTGCAAAATACAGTGGATTTAAGGTTCTTACCAAATTTTTCAATATTCGGTGTTAATAACCTTAATCTAAATAAAACTATCTTTAAAAGTATACTAACATTCTACCATAACAATATAGAATCTTTTAAGCAGCTAAATCATGCTCCAAGTATGGTAGAGCAGTTTTTATTTATAGTATACCTCCTTTATTTTTTAGATCGACAAAAAACATTAGAGGAAGTTATCACTGTAGTGGAAAAGTGTAATATTGCACCACAGGAGTACCTTAACGGCCATAAGCACTTTGCTAACTTCTTACACCTACATTCCGAAAAATACGACTCAGAGTTTTTAATAAAGCTAGACAAGTACATAAATGACAAATAAGAAAGCGATTATTATATCCGGACTTCTTTATAATCTCTCAGATAACTTTATAAAATTTATAGAAGATCTAGGGGAGGAAGTACATACATACGTACATACCTGGAACACCCCAGATAATCTAAGATGGGTTAATAAGTTGATGAGATATCAACATAAGACTAGAATTACAATTAACATGGAAGTTCCAATGTACGAAGAGAAGAAGTATCTAATACTACACTCTACGTACCAAGCTGCAAACTTAGTAGATAACTTACACGACTACTCTACTATTATTAAATTTAAACCAGATTTAGAAACAGACCGCATAGAGTATAATAAGAATGTAGAACAGTATTTCATAGAAGCTGCTATACATGCACATCCGTTACTAAATGGTAGAAAGAAAGAAGAGTTTGTCTATGGAAGGTACTTATACAAGACATTAGATGAAAGAATGTTTACCGCTTATCCGGAAGGTATAGAAAAGCTATTTCATAGAAGCTATACAGATTTTTTTGACGATATATACGGACTTGATTCTTACCTTAAAAAAAAATATACGGAAAACTACGAAGGGAGCATCCTTTGGACTAATTATATAAAAGAAAGAAAGCTAGGAATTATACAAGACCTAACTCTTAAATTACCAAATTGTAAAAACTAAAAGTTATTAAAATGTCACAAGAACAAAAGTTACAACAAGAAGAGATAGACAGTATTAAAATGATACAGTCTCAAAGAATTAAATTAAACGAAGAGTTAGCAGCAATTTCGTTAGCTGAATTTGAGTTAAAAACTCGTAAACAAGCAGCAGAAAATTTTTATAACTCGTTGAAAGAAGCAGAGAAATCTATAGCATCAGACTTACAAATTAAATACGGATTCCAAAAAGTTCATCTGAATTTAGAAACAGGAGAAATATCAGAAGCTTAAAAGATAACGAGTAGAGTGTTTCAGCTGAATACACCTATTTATATACGTAGTTAAATTAAATCTTTTGAAAAGGGTTTCGAATTTATTAAGATATTTATTTTAGAACCCAACTAACAAATAATAGAGACATGGCAGAAACATTAATTTCACCAGGTGTATTAACGAGAGAAAATGATATTTCGTTCATCCAACCACAAGCGGCTGCAGTAGGTGCAGCGTTTATTGGTCCAACAGTAAAAGGCCCGGTAGAGCAACCTACAGTAGTAACTTCTTACGGACAGTACCAAAGATTATTTGGAACCACGATTGCATCTGGTTCAAATAGCTATGAGTATTTAACATCAGTTGCAGTAAAGAGTTACTTCGAACAAGGAGGAAACACAGCATTAGTAACTAGAGTAGTATCTGGTTCTTACACAGCTGCTTCTAACACAACTTTAGCTACAGCAGGTGGATCAGTTACTAACCCTTTCCGTTTAGAAACATTAGGAAAAGGAGACATATACAATAACGCAACAGGTTCAAACGCCGGAACAGCTGTAACAAGTACAGACGGTTCAATTGCTTTAGGTAAAACAGATAATATCAGATTCGAGATTACAAATGTTAATAGCGATAACGGTACATTCTCATTGTTAGTACGTAGAGGGGATGATAGTGCAAAGAACAAGATTATCTTAGAAACCTTTAATGATTTATCATTAGATCCAAACTCAGAAAACTACATCGAGAGAGTAATCGGTAACCAAGCTGTATCTAAAACAGTTGAAGGTTCAGAAGTATTCGTAAGCGTAACTGGAGAGTATGCTAATAAGTCTAATTACATTAGAGTAAGTGCGGTAAATAACCCAACTTTAAACTACTTAGCAAATGACGGTATAACTGTTAATAACAGCTATGACGATTTACTTCCAACAGCACAGTTGGGATACTTCTACGGCGCTGCAGGTACTGCATTCCCAGGAGGTAGAAAAGCTAACTTCTTTAAGAATATCACAAACGTAGATACACAAGGTTTAATAGCAACTAACTATGCAGATGCTATCTCAATCTTAAATAATAAAGACGAATACCAATTCAATATTGTAACAGCACCAGGTCTTATTTATGACTTCGGTACTCACAAGACACAATTAGATTCTATCATCTCATTAGTAGAGGGTAGAGGAGATGCAATTGCAGTAATTGACTTAGAGCAATATGGTGCAACAGTATCAAACGTAACAACAGCAGCAGGAACAGTTAACTCTTCTTATGCAGCTTCTTACTGGCCTTGGTTACAAACTCAATCTTCTACAGGTAAGAACGAATGGGTTCCTGCTTCAACAGTTATACCAGGAGTTTATGCTTTCACTGATAGTGCAGCTGCTCCATGGTTCGCTCCAGCAGGTTTAGTTAAAGGAGGTATTCCTAACGTAATCCAAGCAGAACGTAAAGTTAGCCGTGAGCAACGTGACTTATTATATCGTGCTAATGTTAACCCAATTGCTACATTCCCTGGACAAGGTATTGCAGTATACGGTCAGAAGACTTTACAGAAGAAAGCTTCAGCTTTAGATAGAGTAAACGTACGCCGTTTATTAATCGAATTGAAACGCTTCATCGGAGGTCAAGCTAACAACTTAGTATTCGAACAAAACACAATCGCTACAAGAAACAAATTCTTAGCAGTAGTTAATCCTTACTTAGAATCAGTAGTTCAACGTCAAGGTTTATACGCTTACAGAGTTGTAATGGACGATTCTAACAATACAGCTGATATCGTAGATAGAAATCAGATCGTAGGTCAGATCTTTATCCAACCAGCTAAGACTGCAGAATTCGTAGTACTTGACTTCACAATCGAACCAACAGGTGCAACTTTTGTAGCATAATTAAAATAATTGATATTTATATAAAACAGATAATAAAATGGCAGTATTAGATTCTAACGAAATTATGTTCAGAGCCTTCGAACCGAAGGTACAGAATAGATTCATCCTATACAGTGACGCTATACCATCTTTCATGGTTAAGGCGGTAACTGCACCATCTTTCACAGATGAGGAGATCAAATTAGATCACATTAACTCTTACAGAAAGATTCGTGGAAAGAGAAACTGGGAAAACATGGATATGACATTGTACGATCCAATTAACCCATCAGGTGCTCAAGCAGTGATGGACTGGGCTCGTCAATCATACGAATCAGTAACCGGTAGAGCTGGTTATTCAGATTTCTACAAGAAAGATTTAACTTTGAATCTTTTAGGACCAGTAGGTGATATCGTATCAGAGTGGATCGTTAAAGGAGCATTTATCGTAAATATGGCCCAAGGTTCTTTGGACTGGTCAACTAGCGATGGTGTTGAATTAACAATCACTGTAGCGATGGACTACTGCGTACTTAACTACTAATCTGCCTGAAATATATAAAAAAAGAGCCCGGAAAGAAATTTCCGGGTTTTTTGTTGTTTCAAAAAGTTATTTTTCATATATTTATATGAAATAACGTTATTTAAAATAAAATTTATGGATCAAACACAAAAATTCCCTACAGAGATTGTAGATCTTCCGTCAAAAGGATTACTATATCCGGTAGACCATCCACTAGCATCAGGTACAGTAGAAATGAAGTACATGACAGCTAAAGAGGAAGACATTCTTACTAACCAAGGCTTTATCGAAAGAGGAGTAGTAATTGACAAGTTATTACAGTCTTTGATTGTAACCAAGTTTAACTATGATGATCTTTTAGTAGGAGACAAGAATGCTATCTTAATTGCAGCAAGAGTACTAGGATACGGTAAAGATTACGAATTTAACTACCAAGGTAAACCTGAGAATGTAGATTTATCTTTAATTGAGAATAAAGTTTTCGATGAAAGCTTATTCGTAGATAGAAAGAATGAGTTTACTTTTGAATTACCATCTACAGGAAATGTAATTACGTTTAAGTTACTTACCCACGGTGATGAGCAAAAGATTCAACAAGAGATCAAAGGACTTAAGAAGATACAAAAAGAATCTTCCCCAGACTTGTCTACTAGATTAAAGCACATGCTTCTTTCTGTAAATGGTGCTACTGACTCTAAGAGTATTAGAGACTTCGTAGATAATCATTTCTTAGCAAGAGATTCTCGTGCATTTAGAAAACATATTGCAGAATTTCAACCAGATGTAGATTTGAAATTCTATCCAGAAAATGGACCAGAAGGAGGGGTTGACATTCCAATCGGGGTTAACTTTCTTTGGCCTGACGCCAACATATAGAGCAAACATCTTTAATCAGATACATGAAATAGTATTCCACGGAAAAGGTGGATATGATCATGATACTGTCTATGCAATGCCTATATGGTTACGTAATTATACCTTTCAGAAGATGAATGAATATTACGAAAAAGAACAAGAAGCGATGAATAAATCTAAGAGCAAAGCACCTGCTAAATCAGCTCCAAGAGGACCTTCAGTAAGAAAACCTTCTTATAGTACTAAGGCTCGCCCATAAAGCGAGCTTTACCTATTTATATGATATAAGTACCTTCGTTAAATGGCCGATAATAAAGAATTACAAGAAGCAAAAAAACTCTTACAGGAAATAAACACCTTAAGAGGACGTCTTAATCAAACTCCGTTAAAGATGACGGATAGCGATGCTGTACAAAATATTCAAAGTCTTCGTAACGAACTTAAAGGAGTTCAAAAGTCATTTGAGGATGTAGATACATCTGCAACAAGTCTTTATGATCAGGTTAGAGCAATTTCATCTGAATTTAAAAACCAACCAGGAGCATTACAGAAGATCAGAGGATCAATGAAAAAGATTACTTCTATTGCAGAAGATCTTAAATTGCAAGAACAGGGTATTAAAGACTTATCTACAAAACAATTAGATGATCTAAGTCAGAGGTTAAAGGAAAATAAGAAACTATTAGATGACGAAACACAACGTTTATTAAACGGAGAAGGTTTATCTGATCTTGCTCAAAGAGAAATCAAAGATCTTCAACAGTATCTAAAAGATCAAGGCGGAATTAATAACTTAACTAAGCAGCAAGTAGATGAAGCCCTACAGATGGTAGGTGTATTAAATGATCTTACAGATGAACAAAAAGCTGCGTTAGCTAACTATGTAGACCAGGGTAATGCAATTGGGGATATTGAAGGTAAACTAGAAGAAGTAAAAGAGCAGCAAAAAGAAGTTAATAAACTCATGGGAGTCGGTGGTGCTGCTATTGACGGCATGGACTCCTTAATGGGTAAGCTTGGAATGAATTCTAATAGATTCAAAGATGCAGTAGCAGAAGCTAAAGAGAAGATGAAATCTGCTGCAGAAGAGATTCAATCTGGAGCTCGTTCTGGCGGTAAATTATCAGTATTAATGGCAGGCTTAGGGCCTTTAGCAAAAGGCTTTGGAGCAGCATTATTAGACCCTTTATCTCTAATACTTAAGATAGTAGATGGTTTTTTCAAAGTAGATAAAGCAAGCACAGACGTACAACGATTAACAGGTCAGAATTCAGATGCAATAGCAGGAGCAAACATGAGGTACGCTACATCAGTAGATTACCTAGAAACAATATCAGAGCTCACAAGGCAGACTGGTATGAATGCTCAAAATATATTCTCACCAAAGGTTATTGCAGGCGCAGCTGAACTAAAGAATACAATGGGACTTGCTGCTGATGAAGCAGGAGGTCTTGCAATAATAGCCCAGACAACAGGTGGTGATATCGATAAAACAGTTGATAGTATTGTAGATCAGACAAGTGCATTTAATAAAGCTAATAGATCTGCAGTTAACCAGAAACAGGTTTTAAAAGATGTAGCAAAAGCATCAGATGGAATTAAAGCCTCATTAGGAGGAAATCCCGCTGCTATCGCTAAAGCAGCTACCGCTGCTCGTAGATTAGGAATGGAATTAGGGCAGTTAGATAAGATAGCAGGCTCTCTTTTAGATTTTGAAGATTCTATTTCAAAAGAAATGGAAGCTGAACTACTAATAGGTAAGGACTTAAACTTAAATAAAGCTAGAGAGTTAGCTTTGAATAACGACTTAGCTGGGTTAGGTAATGAGTTATTTAAAAATGCAGCAGACATTAATGAATTCGGTAATATGAACCGTATTCAACAAGAATCATACGCCGCTGCATTAGGTATGACTAGAGACGAATTAGGTAAGATAGCATACCAAAAAGCAATTGAGGCAGGAATGACAGAAGAGCAAGCAGAAGCTGCCGCTGGCGTTCGAGCAGAAGATATGAAAAGAGCAGAAATTCAAGAACAAATTCAAAAATCTCTTGATAAGTTAGCTCAAGCATTTGCACCGCTATTAAGTATAATAGGAGACATTGTTAGTATTTTTGCACCAGCTGTACAGATAATAGGAGGTATAGTAGGTTATGCTGTTAAATTCTTAGATACATTAGGTTTAATAAAACCTTTAGTTATAGGGATAGTAACTGTAATGGCTGCCGGTAAAATAGCTAGCTTCTTTGGAGCTGCAACATCTGGCGCTTTAAAGTTTGCAGAATCAATGAAAGGGATGAAATTCTCTTTCAGCGGAATGATGGACTCAGTTAAGAGCTGGGGTGCAGGAGTAAAAGACGCCTTTAAAGGAGGAATGTCAGGTGCAGGTAAAGTAGCAGATAAGGCAAAAGACACACTTACATCGAAAGCGGTTGATAATACAGCTGATTTAGCCGATAAAACTAAAGGAGCAAAAGGTGATGAAAAACAAGGACCAGGAGGATTTTTAAAATCACTTGGAGACGGATTAGCATCAATAGGTAAACAGTTTGGAGATGTAGTAAAGGGTGCATTAGCAATTGGAATTGCAGGTCTAGCATTAGGTGGTTCATTTGCATTAGCTCTTAAAATGGTACAAGATGTTGACCCGGTTACAATGTTAGCATTTGCTGGGTCTATAGGAATTTTTGGAGCATCATTAGCGTTAGTAGGTAAATTAGGAGACGATGCAATCAAAGGAGCTATTGCAATGGGAATTGCCGGCGTAGCTCTAATACCTGCAGCATACGCATTTAGTCTTATGGCAGGTGTCGATCCAATGTCAGTAGTTGCTTTATCAGGAAGCTTAATAGCGTTAGGTTTAGCAGCAGCTCTTATGGGTAACTTAGGAGGACAGATAATAATGGGAGCTTTAGCTCTAGGAATCTTAGCAGTAGCTTTAATACCTGCAGCATACGCTTTCAGCCTTTTAGGATCTGTAGACCCGATGTCCATAGTAGCTATGACGGGTAGTTTAATAGCACTAGGTGCCGCAGCTGCACTTATGGGAATGACAGGTCCAATGGTAATAGCAGGAGCATTAGCAATAGGTATATTAGCACTATCATTAATACCTGCCGCTTATGCGTTTAGTTTATTAGGATCTGTAGATCCAATGGCGATAATGGCTATGACAGGTAGTTTAATAGCATTAGGAGCTGCTGCAGCTATCATAGGAATGACAGGACCGATGGTACTGGCAGGAGCTTTTGCGATAGGTATTTTAGCATTGGCTATGATCCCAGCAGCATATGCCTTTAGTTTATTACAAGGTGTAGACGCAAGCTCAATACTTGCATTCTCAGTTGCATTACCTTTATTAGCATTTGCTACTGCAGGATTAGGATTCGTAGCCCCGTTTATAGTAGCAGGAGCTGCCGCATTAACAGTATTAGGATTAGCTTTAATACCTGCCGCCGCAGCATTTGGTATAATGGCTGGAGCAGATATTCAAGGAGTAGTTGATAAACTTTCTATATTAGCTGAAATGGGACCTGGTTTAATTATGGCCGGTATCGGATTAACAGCAGCAGCAGGAGGATTAGCTTTCTTTGCAGCAGCTCTAGCAGGAGGAAGTCTAATGTCAGGACTTACATCACTGTTTACAGGTGGAGGAATTATAGAAGATCTTCAGAACTTAACAGCAATGGCAGAACCGTTACAATCAGTAGCAGGTTCATTAACAGCAATAGCCGCAGCTTTAGGAGGAATTGGAGCAGCTTTAGCTACACTAGAAACTGAGAAGTTAGAAGAAATGCAAGGCTTAATAATGACAGCAGCATTTGCCGCACCTGCAATAGCAGCAGCTGGAGCAATAGGAGATATGATTTCAGGTATCGCCGGTGGCGGAGAAGGAGGCTCAGCTAAGTCAGAAAGTAATGATAAATTAATTGCAAAAATAGATGAATTGATAGTTGCAGTTAAACAAGGTAAAAACATTAACATGGACGGTAGAAAGGTAGGTGGTGTATTACAACAGACTGCTACCAATACATAATAATAAACTATTTATAAACGAACTAATAAATTAAAAACAATGAAAGGAATTTTAGACAATCAAACTCCAAATTCTAGATTAGGATTGAAGGGTAAGACTCCAAAAGTACCAGTAGGTGCAACAGGTAAGTCTACTCAACATAAGACCTCTTCTATTAACAACTTACCAGAGTTTACTAAAGCAACATCAGGTTTAGACCTAAACGGTGCTACACCTTCTAAGTATTTAGATAATCCTCCAGTTTAAGTATGCCTTTACTACCTCTTCAGACCAATCTTAAGAGCTTAAAGTACGGAGATGCAGGACCATATGTCTCAAAAGACATAAACAATCCACCTCGGTATAATGTAATAGGTAATGAAGTAACTGCACGAGTAGATGATTTAAAACGAATCAGTAAACTACTTGTAGACACTCCTGGATTAAAGTGGACTTTACATCAAGCAACGTTAAATCTTGCTTATAATGAAAAGAAAGGCTTCGGGAGAAAGTTACTAAATAGCCTTGGCAATACCGCAAAAGTCATCGGAAGTACTTTAGCACAAGTACCTGTAAATGGAACAGGTACCCACTTTGTTATTGGCTTTGGAGGAAACGAGTATTTAAAGCAAGGTGGACAGAGAAGTAGCTGGTTAGATAGGTTCTTAAAAACTACTGCAGGAACCGGAGGAGTAAACGGAGCAAAATCTGTACTAAACGGTAAAAATGTAATTCTTGACCATAGAGGAGAAGAGGGTTATAGACCGATGATAGATACTCAATTTACAGATGAGATTGAGAATAAAGATGCTCGTCCTATAGATGTCGCACAAAGCTATATTAAACAAGACGGAAGCTTACTTGCAAGAGAGAACGGAAAAGTAATACCGGATAATATCGGTTTAGATGGGTATAGAACCCCAAATGAAGGTTTAGATAGGATTGATCAAGAGTTAAAAGTAGACATTGATAGTACCTATGTAAGACAGGATGGTAGAAGTCTTTTAAAAGGATCAGAAGGTTTAAGTACAGATATAATCGTACCTACTAGACTAGAAAATGATTCTCCAGGTGATGTAATTGAAAAGTTTCAAACACCTTTAGCGGACTTAAAAACAGAAGAAGCAGCAAAATACGACATTACAGCAGCTCGAACTAGAGATACTAAAGATCCATTCCAGAAGTCTACTAACAAGTTAAACGCAGAGGAAGCTGAAGCAGGTAATAAGACACCTAAAGTCGGTGCTGCTGTAAAAGAGAATAAATTACAACCGTATATACAGGCAGGTGGAGAACCTTTACAAGGAGATAAAGCACCCGGTAAAGCTGATTCTGGATTAAATTTTCCTGATGAAAGTAAGTATGATAAAAATATTGGAGGAAAAGAATCAGTAGCAAATCCTGCAGTATTAAGAGATTTTAGACAGAAAGGAACAGGAGGAGCAGGTGAATATACTACAAAAAGTGTTGCTGCTAAAGATAGTGTACGAAAAGAGAAAGAAATAGCTGGTACAAATATAGAAAGGAATGAGGAAATGATTCCTTTTACCTTTACTATAGCAACCCCAGATAGTAAAGAAACATTACATTTTTGGGCATATTTAGATAGCTTATCTGATAACTATAGTGCTACATGGAATGGGCAGAGATACGTAGGACGTGGAGAATCATTTTATAACTACGGAGGCTTTGAAAGAAAAGCTTCACTTGGCTTTAAAGTAGCAGGGCAAAATTATGATGAATTAGCATTGTACTATGAGAGGCTTAATAAATTAGCTTCCGCAACAGCTCCGACTTACGGTTCAGGTAAGATTTTCATGAGAGGTACTTATGTTATATTAGACATTGGTACATATTTTTCTAACCAACCAGTACTCTTTAATAGTGTCGGACTGACTTGGGATGTTGCCACTCCATGGGAAATAGATTACGAGTTGAAAGGATATTCAGAAGTACCTCATGTATTAAACGTTTCTCTTGATATGACAGTAATCCATACATTTACTCCTACAGTATCAAAAACAGGTCAAGAATATTTTGGATTTAAGCGAAAAAATTCGTAAATTAAAATAATGGATAGATATACACTTATAAAGGAATATAAAACAGCAGAAGGAATGCGATACAGACGCAATCCTATCTATCCTGATATTCCAGAACATGAAGATGATTTCTATGTTATAACTACAGGAGGAGATCGATATGATACTCTAGCCCTACAGTATTATAAAGACGCTTCCTTATGGTGGATTATTGCAAGTGCAAACACACATAGTAGATTTAATTTAATACCAACACCAGGAGTACAGCTAAGAATACCTCACGACAAAGATACTGTACTCTTATCCTATGAAAAGGTAAATAGAGAACGATAATGGCAAGATTTTTAGGAGGTAGTTTACAGCCCGGAGTATCTGCACAATTAACCGCAAGAACTAGTTATTTAAAAGCTGATAAATATGCGGCTGGACTTTCTGCGTTACATGGTAGCAGTGCTTTTATAAACCTATACTCAAGCGTAACAGGTACCGATCATGCTGCTGAATTCACTAAAATAGAAGGAGGACTAGCTTTCGGTGCTGATATGATAGAAGGGAACCCAGTTGGGTATAAGCTAACTGCAGCAGGATCTGATGAAAGACTTTTTACACCACGACCTGGTATTATAGATGCAAAAGTAAAATCAAAAGGAACTTTTGGAGCTTTGAAGGATGTAGAGATTACAATTAAAGCTTATAACGTGGGAGATTTCGATGCAATATACGATTTGTATTGCCGTCCGGGTTTTAGTTTTCTTTTAGAATGGGGACACTCCGTATATGTAGATGGATCTGGTGGATCAAAAACGATGCAAACTAGAGCAGCCGCTGGTAAATTTACAGGTGGATCTAAGTATGAGGACATTATGGCAGCTATTAGAACAGCTAGACATAGTGCGGACTACAACTACGATGCGATAGTTGCAATTTGTAAAAATTTTAGTTGGACTTTCAGTGCAGACGGTACATATGATATAACTTTAAGTTTAATATCAAAAGGTGAAGTAATTGAATCTATTAAAACATCTTTTGACCCAGGAATGGTTGAGAAAAGTGCTGCAAACCTAGCAGCAGGTTTTAATGATAAATCTGAGAGAAAAAGTTTACTCCACTTTTTTTGTAAGCGTATAGAATTATCCGCCGCAGATGGAGAGTTGAAAGGAGCTGCAGTTCTTGGTGCTCTAAATGGAGCAGGGAAAGCATCAGGGTTGGCATCTTTATTAAAAGCTGAAGATTTGTATGTAGCTACCGCCCCTGGTTTTGATATAAAGTCACCTACAAGTTTCTTTGATGATAAGACTACATTTATTTATATTTCACTAAGAACAATTTTAGCTCTACTAAATACGTCTATGATGTGGGTAGGTAACGATCAAAGAGCTGTTAAATTTAAAACACAACCCGGTAAGTCCGGATATGATGGATACTTTACACATCCATGGCATCATAGCATTAATCCATTTGTATGTGTAACACCTAACTTAAACTCAAATAACTCTTTATGGGAATCAAAACCTGCAGGTAAAACTCTTCACCCAGGAATATCAGCACTGACACCTCAAGATGATATACTAAATATATGTGTTTCTAATTTATACCTTTATGAAAAATTAGATTCAATTTACGATGACGATCAGGCAATAGAAAAACAACCAGGTGTTTTAGATGTATTAAAAACAATACTAGGAGGGGTAGGAGAAGCGTTAGGTGGAGTTAATGAATTTGACGTAAACTACGACGAAGACACAGATGAGTGGTGTATTGTAGATAGAAAATGTAAGATTAGAGGAGATGCAGTTAATGCTGTAAAAGAAATAGATTTAATAGGATTAGGTTCTTTTGCTTATGATATTAAAACTGAATCTAAGATTACTAATAAATTAGCCAGTCAGGTTTCTATTGCTGCTCAAGCATCAGGTACCGGAACTAAGCAAAACGTATCAGAAATGTTACAGTGGAATAGAGGACATACTGATAAAATTTTTCCAAGAAAGAACGAAGGTACAACACAAGCACCACCCAAAGGAGAAACAGCAGCAGAAAAAGATGCAAAAGCAGAATGGAATGATAGATGTAAGGAAGCATTTGAAAAGTTTAACGGAACAGGATGGTTTACAGACCAGCAATATGACCCGGATTTATTTAAAGGTATTCAATCAGGTCATCAGAAGTATCAGTCAATCTTAGTTTCCATGATATGTGGGAAAGAAGGAATGCCTGCACCGGGTACAATACCTGTAGAATTATCTTTTACTTTACATGGAATAGGAGGATTTAGAATAGGAGAAGTATTTAAACTTTCTGCTAATTCAATGAAAATACTACCTAGGTCTTATTCTAATGAGTCAATAGGATTTATTATTACAAGAAATGACCATAGTATAACCGATAATGGTTGGAAGACTGAAATAGGAGCTTTAATGTACAATATTGCACCAGCTCCTAAAGTTGATACAGCCGCTCTTGCTAATTTTGCAGCTTCAGGAGGTACAGCTCAACCACAAACTAAACCAGTACCAAAAGACGAAGGAACACCAGTAGATCCAAATGCTACAGATAAGTTACAAAATCAAACTGCATTAGGAACAAACGTTTCTTATGATAAAGTAAAAGCAGCTGTACAAAATAAAAAGTATACATGGTACAGTGGAGAATTACAGCTGAACATTGTAGGTGTTAGAAACTCAGCCGGACAAATAAGCGACGGAGCTGGTGGTGTAAAACACCCATTAACTAATAGGTTTACAGATGTTGTAATTGTAGCGTGGATAGAAGGTGGAAAGAAATTTGCAGAAAGCTACCCAGCAACCACTGTGCCCGGAGCTAGTTGGTCTTTATCTACAAATAGAAAATTTGCTTCATCAACAGGTAAAAATCCTAATGGAGTTGGTATTATGAAAGAGAAGCAATTCATAAACCAGTATACACCAGGTATGCACCACGGAGGAAGTGCCTCACCTCACCTTGCTTTGAGGTCAATGTCAGGACAATCTGCACATAGAGATAAGAATTATAGCGATAATTGGCTTACTTTAGCAGTAACCCCGGTAGGTAAGTTAGGTGCAAATCAAGCTGGTTTATTTGGTGACGGTGGAGGTATGCAACTACACAATTCAGGAGCCTCTACAGCAGCAAATAAAACAGTTGATAACTGGTCAGCAGGCTGTCAGGTATTTGCAAACCAAAAACAACATAATAGATTAATGGAATTAGTAGGTAAGAGCCAGAAAGAAACAAAAACTAAGGTGTTCTCTTACGTACTTCTTAATAGTAAAGAAATATCATTATAAAATGGCAGATATTAAAAGCGATATACTAAGTTACGTTCCCGGCTCTCAATATGTTATTGAAGCGCTTGGACAAGCTACCGGAGAGGCATCTAATGAGTATGCGAAATATACAGACATATTAAATAAACCAGTAGACGATTTAGTAGGTGTTGCGACATCTTGGGGAAGTAAGTACAAAGTAGCTTTAGAAGATTTACTAAAAGGTAACTTTGCCAAAGCTACATTACTTTTTGAAAATGTAGGATCAAATCCTGCTTATAATATGGTAGCTCCGGGCCTTAAAAATAAATCAACAGAAGCTTTTTACTACCCTAAACCAACAGAAGAAGACTATATACAGGGTACTTTTAGAAGATACTTTTTACAAGATGTAAGAAACGGAGAAATAAAAGAAATAACATCTGAAACATACAGAAGTATCGCTGATAAAGGATACTATAGAAGAACTAAGTTAGAGTGGAACCTCTTGGGACCCTCCGAAGATGAAACAGTTAGTGGATACATTTATCCTGGAGCAGTAGCAAGGAATAGAGACGTTGTAGCACAAGCAGAAGAGGTTATACCTGGTATGACAGAATTCCTTTCTGATCTAAAGCAATTTGTAGTTGAAGAGGCTTCTAAGTTTAAACAATTAAAGAAAGAAAAGAACGAGGTAACTACATTAGAAACTCAAGGACTTACTGTAACTGGTGTAACTAATAAGAAAGTAGTAGAAGAAGAAGAATTACCACCTCTTCCTGAACTACCTCAATCAGAAGCAAATGCAGGAGAAACCGCCGCAACTGAAGGAACTCAAAGCGCAGACTCGACATCAGCATATGCTAAATCATTAACATGGTATCAAGCACAGGTCGGCAATCCTAGTGCAGAAAGATCATGCGGTTCTTTTGTTCCGGTGAGTATGAAGGTATACAATCAAGAAGGTCCTTTATTAGACGATGAAGGAAATCCTAAAAAAGATATTACGTACTATAGAACTAAAAATGCTGATAACGGAAATATCTACCACCCAGTTAGAAGAATTCCTAGTCTTAACCCGAAGGTACAATCGCCAGAATCTTACAACCTATACTACACTATCCGTGTAGAGGGATACGGAGATTATACTGCAAAGATTGATAGAAACGGAAAACTTTACGACATTAAGCAATGTTAAGTTTGATCTTAACAGATTAGTTCGTATCTTAAGTAAAAGGTTATAAGAAATGTTTTATATAGTAGAGAATAAACAGCAGCTAGATAGGCTCCGTAGTTACCCGGATGTAGATGTATATGTAGATGTAATTTCATCTAACGATTACTTTCATCCTAAATTCACAACAACTGTAGCAGTTTACATAAGACCCCTAGATGAATCTGGAGGGTATATTATTCCTGTTAATCATGATGAAGGTTTAAATGTAAGTAAGGAAGAGGTGTTTGATCTCTTAAAAGCTTATAAAAGAATCTACGTACTAGATAAGAAAAACTTACTATACCATTTCCCACTTATAGATGCAGTAGATATAAACTTATGGAGAGCTTTCTGGTATTATGACAAAATAGAAATTCCAAGTAAAATATCAACAATTAACTGGTTTTATAATAAGTTTAAAGATTTTGATAACATTAATCAGATAATACCGCTATCTAAACTACACGAACAAAGTGAAAAAGTATTTGATGTAATTGAGAAGTATATAGAGGAACCTAAAGATAATGCTTTTAAATTCTATAACGACATCGCAGTTAAAGTCTTTTATTTGTTAGAACAACACGGACTTAGAGTAATATATCAGCCTTTTGTTGATCTTTTTAAACCAAATACACCGAAGTATAACATAAAAGATAATATTACATATACCTATTATAACTTATATAACAGTACATCAAGACCTACTAATGCTTTTAATAGTATAAACTTTGCGGCTATACCAAAAGGGGATGATTTTAGAAAAGCTATTATACCACAACATGATTGCTTTGTTGAATTCGACTTCGATGGATACCATTTAAGATTACTATCAGAGCAAATTGACTTTAAGATAGAAGGAGAGTCTGCTCATAAGGCTTTAGGTAAGTACTACTTCGGTAAAGAAGATCTAACAGAAGAAGAATACTCTCAAGCTAAACAAATTAACTTCCAGGCCATTTACGGGAGAATACCTGACGGGTATAAGAATCTAGAGATCTTTGTAAAGCTAACAAAGTATATAGACCGTTTATGGGATGAGTTCTCTAAAGGAGAAGTAAGAACACCTTTAAGCAATAAACCCTTTAATAAACACTTGAAGGAAATGCATCCGCAGAAACTTATGAATTATATCATGCAATCGTTGGAAACTGCAAGAAATGTTCTTATATTGAAAGAAGTGTTAAAGTATCTTAGAGATAAGAAGACGAAAATAGCTTTATACACCTACGATGCGATACTTTTTGATTATGCTAAAGAAGATGGAGAGCATATACTTACAGAATTAGCCTCAATACTAAGCGAAAATAAAAAATACCCAGTTAAAATAAAAACATCAGAAAACCTGGTTTTGTAAAACCTTTTAATATTTATAATTACACAATGGAAAATGTTATGTCTCAAAGTCGATTCGATTACGATATCGATCAAATATATTTAACTGAGGATATGAGTAATAAGCTGTTTTGCACCTTCTCTACAGGAGAGGAATTAGATGCGACAATAGAAAATATAGTACAAAAATATAGAATTATCTATAATAAAATATTCGTTTTGTATTCCAAAAGCCAAGACGAGTACATCTGCACTTACAATGTAGATTTTGGTAATGTTTCTAACTTTATTGATAACACTATTTTAGTGCATCGAAAGAAAGAAGCAAACACCTTGTATACGATTAACGCCTTAAATACCCTAATCAAAGAACTTAACAACGGAGTATTAGACACTTCTTTTAAAATCAACTGGACTGACTACAAAAACTGTATTCTCTTAACGAAAGGTCCGGAATTAAAAAGAGTAAATACGAAATTATTTAAGATCGTAGAGTTGGATAATTAAGAGAAAGTTCGTATATTTAATAAGTTATAAACAATTAAAGTTATATTATGAATCTAGATGCAATCAAAGCAAAGCTGTCTGCGTTAAACAACGGCGGACAAGAAAGAGAGAAAGTAGACTATTCAGCTACCTTCTGGAAACCCGAAATCGGTAAGAGCACTATTCGTATTGTACCTTCTATGTATGATCCTAATCTTCCATTTAAGGAAGTGAAGTTTCACTATGGAATCGGTAAATACCCTATGGCCGCTTTATCTAACTTCGGAAAACAAGATCCTATTGAAGAGTTCATTAAGGAATTAAAGAAGACTTCAGATAAGGATAACTGGACATTAGCCGGTAAACTTAACCCCAAGACACGTATTTTCGCACCTGTAATTGTAAAAGGTGAAGAAGATAAAGGTGTTCGTTTATGGGGATTTGGTGTAACGATCTACAAAGCGTTATTAGCATTAGCTCAAGACGAAGAAGTAGGAGATTACACAGACGTAATGAATGGATGGGACTTAGTAGTAGAAGTTGCTGCAGGTAACCCATACCCAACCACATCGGTTCGTATTCGACCTAAACAAACTCCGTTGTCAGATAATGCAGCGCAAGTTGATTTATGGTTAAAGAACCAACCACACCCTGTTGAGATTCATACTCAATATGATTATGAGTTCATTAAAAAGCAGTTACAAAATTACTTAACACCAGGATCAGCTGAAGACGAAACACCTACAGCATCGGCTCCTGAAGCAACTAACTCCTTGACTCAGACTCTAGGAAGTCATGCAACTGACTTTTCTTTAGAGACTTCAACTCCAGGAATTAAAGACACGGTAAGTAAATTTGATGACCTTTTTAACGAATAAAATAAATGGCAAAAAGCGCAACAGCAGAAAAAGCAGCTGCTATAGTAAAGGGTGGATTTAATCTAGGTAATTTCAAGAAGAAGAAAGGATTTGCTAATGCTTCGGTAAAGTTTAAAGAGCAAGGGTGGATACCTTTGTCAAAAGCTTTCCAAGACATTACCTCTATCCCAGGTATTCCCACAGGACATATTACCTTACTAAGAGGGCATAGTGATACAGGTAAGACAACTGCCTTGTTAGAAGCAGCAGTAGCAGCACAAAAGCAAGGTATCTTACCGGTATTAATTATTACCGAGATGAAATGGTCATGGCAACATGCTAAAGAGATGGGCTTACAGTTTGAAGAAGTCATAGATGAATCAACTGGTGAGATTACAGACTACGAAGGTTTCTTCCTTTATGCAGATAGAGGTACATTAAACACTATCGAAGATGTAGCATCTTACATAGCAGACCTTTTAGACGAACAAGCTAAAGGTAACCTACCTCACGACTTATGTTTCTTCTGGGACTCTGTAGGCTCAGTACCTTGTGATTTATCAGTACGTTCTAATAAGAATAATAATGAATGGAATGCAGGAGCAATGTCTACTCAGTTTGGAAATAACTTGAATCAAAAGATCTTGTTATCTCGAAAAGAAGGAAGTCCATACACTAATACGTTAGTAGCTATTAACAAAGTATGGACACAGAAACCAGACTCTCCGATGTCACAACCTAAGTTGCAAAACAAAGGTGGAATGTCGATGTGGTATGATGCAACATTAGTAATCACTTTTGGAAACATTACTAACCCAGGTACCTCTAAGATTAAAGCTATAAAAAGCGGATTACAGGTTGAATTTGCTAAGAGAACAAATATACAGATTGAAAAGAACCATATTGAAGGAGTACAGACAAGAGGAAGAATTGTAATGACCCCTCACGGTTTTATTGCTGACGATAAGAAAGCAATCGATAAGTATAAAGACCAGCACAAAGAACACTGGTTAAAACTTTTAGGATCTATTGATTTTAGTTTAGTCGAAGAAGGTGACATGGAAGAAGATGAAATCCTACCAAACCTACTAGACGACTAATGGACTATAGTAAAATTATAAACAACCTTAAAGAATCCCCGCCTAGAGAGTTAAACGATCATATCTTGATCATAGATTCTATGAATACTTTTATTCGTAGTTTCTCAACTCTAAGAGCGATGAACCCTCAAGGCCACCATATCGGTGGTCTTGTAGGCTTCTTAAGATCACTAGGATACCTAGTACGTACAATCGACCCTACAAGAGTAGTATGTGTATTTGACGGTAAAGGATCTTCTACTAACAGGAAGAATATAGATCCTAACTACAAAGCACAAAGACAGCATACAAGAATTACTAACTGGGGTATGTATGAAAATAAGCAAGAAGAATATGAATCACTATCTGCACAATTAGATAGATTAAGAGACTACCTTGAATGCTTACCAGTACAGAGCCTGACAATGGAAAAGCTAGAAGCAGATGATATCATTGCCGACTTAGCTTTAGGTGCTTCAGCATCAGGTAAACAAGTTACAATTGTTTCTTCTGATAAAGATTTTCTACAATTAATAGATGGATGTATCTCAGTATACTCTCCTATAAAGAAAACGCTTTATACCAAAGATAATATTGTGCAGGAACTTGAAGTACTTCCTCAGAATTACAATATTGTAAAAGCTTTATTAGGAGATAACTCAGATAACCTTTCCGGAGTAAAAGGTTTAGGTTTAAAGACCTTGACTAAAGAGTTCCCGAATCTATTAACAAATCCTAATTACGAGCTAGAAGATATCTATGCAGTATGTGAACAAAACCTAGACGGTAAGTCTATTTTTGCTAAGATAATACACAACTGGGATCGGGTAAAAACAAATTACCAACTGATGAATTTGCATGAAGGACAGTTGGATGATAAAGAAATTCTTCATATATTAAGTGTATTGAAAGAGCCTATCCCACCTCTACAGACAGGAGCCTTTTTGCATCTATTAGATATAGATAAGATCGAAGGTATTACCAAGAACACAGAAGGCTGGTTAGAGAATTTCAGAACATTAACGGTTTTTAAACAATAAGTTATATGACATTGCAGAAGTTAACGCAATATGGAAAACCCTTCCAAATTAAAGTAATAGGCGCCTTACTCACAGATAAAGGCTTCCTACTAACAGTAAGAGACGTATTAAGAGAAGAGTATTTCGATTCAGATACACATAAGTGGATTATCGGACAGATCTTAAAATACTTCGATAAGTACCATACTACTGTTACTATGGATGTTTTAAAAGTAGAACTTCAGAAGATTGAAAACGAAGTTTTGCAGGTTGCAGTAAAAGAAGAATTACGAAACTCATACGCCGCTTCTCAAGATGACTTAGATTATGTAGAAGAAGAATTTACTACATTCTGTAAGAATCAAGAAATGAAAGCAGCTATTTTATCCTCAGCAGACTTATTAAAGCAGAGCGATTTCGAAGGCATTCGTAACCTGATTGAGAAAGCTATGAAAGCTGCAATGGATAAGAATATCGGACACGAGTATGATAAAGATGTTGAGTCTCGATATAGAACAGATTACAGACCTACTATTCCTACTCCATGGCCGTTACTAAATGAGTCTATTCAAGGAGGCTGGGGACCTGGTGATTTAATTATCGTATTTGGTAACCCAGGTGGTGGTAAGTCTTGGACGATGGTAGCAGCAGCTGCTCATGCTGTAAAGCTAGGCTTCAAAGTAAACTACTATACTCTAGAATTAGGAGAAGATTACGTAGGTAAGCGATTTGATTGCTACTTTACAGGTTACTCTATTGATGAAGTTAATAAACATAGAAAAGAAGTAGAGACTCAAATTAATAACCTTAAAGGTAGATTGATCGTAAAGGAGTATGCTCCTAAAGCAGCGACAGTAAATAACATTAAGAGCCATGTTCAAAAATGTATTGACATGGGACATAAACCAGATTTAATTGTTATTGACTACGTAGATTACCTTAAAGCACCTTCTAGAGGTAAATTCTCAGAGCGTAAGGATGAAATTGATGATGTATTTATCGCTACTAAGAGTTTAGCTAAAGAGTTAAAAATACCGGTACTAACACCTTCTCAGGTTAACCGTATGGGTGCTAAAGACTCAGTTATTGAAGGTGATAAAGCAGCTGGTTCTTACGATAAGATGATGGTAGCAGATATTTGTCTTTCATTATCAAGACAGAAGGAAGATAAAGTATTAGGTACAGGACGCTTGCACGTTATGAAGAACAGATATGGTCAAGACGGTATGACATATAATGTAAAAATGGATACCAATAACGGACATATCGAGATTGAAGGTAAAGCAAGTATAGATGACGATGGCAGCAGTCCGCAAGGTACTCACTTTGAAATTGCTAAGAAATTTTTCGAGCAAAATCAATAACAAATAGTAGTAGAAGCTATTTATTTCTACATCCCCGAAAGCAAAATAATGCTTAGAACCTCGGGGATTTTATTATTTAACACATTAAAAATATACTATGGGACTAAGAGATGAAAGAGTTGTTTATAAGCCGTTTGAATACCCTAAAGCGTATGACTATTGGTTAAAGCAACAACAAGCGCATTGGCTTCATACAGAAGTTCCAATGGCACAAGATGTTACAGATTGGAAATCTAATTTGAAAGATCATGAGAAGAATGTAGTCGGTGGTATATTAAAAGGATTCGCTCAAACAGAAACAGTAGTAAATGACTACTGGACAGGGTTAGTAACTAGCTGGTTTAGAAAGCCAGAAATTATTATGATGGGTGTTACTTTCGGATCTTTTGAAACTATACATGCAGAAGCTTATTCATTACTTAACGAACAGTTAGGTTTAGATAACTTTGCAGAATTCTTAGAAGACGAAGCTACTAAAGCAAAGATTGAATCTTTGATGAATGTTAGAGATAGTCATGACGGAACTCCTGATTGGCATGAACGAGCTAAATCGTTAGCTATATTCTCAGCATTTACAGAAGGAGTTAATTTATTCTCTTCGTTTGCAGTACTCTTGTCGTTTAAGATGAGAAACAAATTAAAAGGAATCGGACAGATTGTCGAATGGTCTGTACGAGATGAATCTCTTCACTCAGAGGCAGGTTGTTGGTTATTTAGACAACTACTTTCAGAGTATCCAGAGATTAATACAGAAAAATTACAAAGCGAAATCGAAGAAGCAGCTCACTTAGCTCTTAAACTAGAGTTCGATTTTATTGATAAAGTTTTTGAATTAGGAGATTTAGAGAACTTATCTAAAGAAGATCTTAAGAACTTTATTAAACATAGGGTTAATACTAAAATGGGAGATCTAGGTTTAAAACCTTTGATTCCATCTGATCAGATTGATGCAGGAGCATTAAAGACTATGAAGTGGTTTGATGCAGTAATTGCAGGTAAACAGCATACAGACTTTTTTGCAAGTAGAGTAACAAATTACTCTAAAGGTCATATGGATTGGTCAAAAGCATTTTAATAAAATTTAATTAGATTATATAATGGCACTACAAGTAGATACTTCCACCTGGGAAGCAGGAAAAGATTATCCTGAATGGATGAATGAAATTTCTTTATCAACAATATCAAAAGGATATCTCCTACCAGGAGAGACTCCTCGAAAAGCATATAAACGAGTATCAGATACAGTAGCAGCACGATTAGATCGACCAGATTTAGCTGCTAAGTTCTTCAAGTATATGTGGAAAGGTTGGTTAAATTTAGCTTCTCCAGTTTTATCTAACACAGGTACTGATAAAGGTTTACCTATTTCTTGTTTTGGTATTGATACTCCGGACTCTATTAGGGGTATTGGATTAACAAATGCTGAATTAATGAGATTGACTTCATTAGGAGGTGGTGTTGGTATTGGTCTTTCTAAAATTAGAGGAAGAGGATCTAAAATCGGTAATGGAGATTTAGGACAATCAGAAGGAGTTATTCCTTGGGCTAAGATATACGACTCTACTATCATTGCGACTAATCAAGGAGCAGTACGTAGAGGAGCAGCTTCCGTAAACTTAGATATTAACCATCCAGATATTAAGGAATTCCTACAGATTAGACGACCTAAGGGAGATCCTAATAGACAGTGTCTAAACCTACATCAATGCGTTGTAGTGGATGATAGCTTTATGCAAAAGATCGAGCGTAGAGACCCTGAGGCAATGGAAGTCTGGGTAGAAATACTAAAGGCTAGAGTAGAGACAGGAGAACCTTATATTATGTTTAAAGATAATGTAAATAACGCTAACCCTCCTGCATATATTAAGAATAATTTAGAAGTAACTATGACGAACATCTGTTCGGAAATTACTTTACATACTGACGAAGAACATAGTTTTATTTGTTGTCTAAGCTCAGTTAATTTAGCTAAATGGGATGAATGGAAAAACACAGATTTAGTTGAGACTGCAATCTACTTCTTAGACGGAGTAATGGAAGAGTTCTTAGTTAAGACTAACGGTAAAGAATCCTTAATTAGAGCTCATCGTTCTGCTAAAAAAGGTAGAGCAATTGGCTTAGGTGTGCTAGGATGGCATACATTATTACAAGAGAAAAAGATTCCTTTTATTAGTATTGCAGCAAATAGCTTAACACATCAGATCTTCTCTCAAATTAAATCACAAGCAGAAGCTGCTTCTAGAAAGTTAGCAGATGAATACGGAGAACCAGTTTGGTGTAAAGGTACAGGTATGAGAAATACGCACTTGTTAGCAATTGCTCCGACAGTATCTAACTCAACTATCTCAGGAGGTGTATCAGCAGGTATCGAGCCTTTACCGGCAAACATCTATACATTTAATTCAGGAAAGGGAACTTTTATTCGTAAAAATCCTGAACTAGAAAACTATTTATTAGAGAGAGGTCACAATACAGACGAAGTATGGGATCAGATTATGAAAGATAGAGGTTCTATTGCAAATCTACCAGAAGATGTTATGCCTACAGAAGATAAACCAATCTTTTTAACATTTGCTGAAATTAACCAATTACAGTTAGTAGAACAAGCAGCAATTCGTCAACAGTATATAGATCAGACTCAATCTTTGAATTTAGCTTTTGATCCAACAGATAGTCCTAAATTTATCAATTTAGTTCACCAGACGGCTTGGAAGTTAGGAATAAAAACCTTATATTATTTAAGAACAGATTCTGTAATCAATGGAGACATTGGCAGTAGAACAGCAGAAGACTGTGTAGCTTGCGACGGATAAAAAAATAAACTATATGGAAAGATTGTACGTAGGAAATGAGCACGGATTAGAAATGTTTACTATTCCACAGTTCCTAACTAGCGAAGAATGTGATCATATTGTCAGGTTAACAGAGAACGGGAGCACCCGATCAAGTGTGGCCGGTACTGGAACACAGTCTATTAAGTACGATGAAGGTCGTACTAGCTCTACAGCGGTGCTACTTGATACAGACCCAATCGTGAGTCAAGTAAATCAAAAAATGTACACAGAGTTAGGGATAGAAGGACCTTATTCAGAACCAACCCAAGGACAGATTTACGAAGTAGGTCAAGAATTTAGACACCACCAGGATGCTTTCGGTAAAGACGCATACCACAATCACTGTTTATCAAGTGGCCAAAGAACTTGGACATTTATGATATATCTTAACGATGTAGAAGAAGGCGGTGAAACAGATTTTCCTACTATTGGGAAAACTTTTACCCCTCAGAAAGGAATGGCAGTTGTTTGGAAGAATTCAAACGGTACCGGGACTGAAAACTCTGCTGCTTTGCATGCAGGTTTACCTGTAAAAAGAGGTAGAAAGGTTATTATTACCAAATGGTTTAGAGAAAATGTATTTAATAGTGCAGAAGATGCTAGATTAGCAAAAGAATACCTAGAAATGACACAACCTCAGCAGATAACACAACCTACCGAAAAAGTATTCTCTAAAAGTGAAGATTTACCAAAATTATCTGAGTTAGGATTTAAAGTAGTAAAAGTACCTCAAAAAACTTTTCAATTAATACAGGAAGCTTATAATTTACTAAAACCTAGTGTTAGACCGGAAGAGTGGGGAGGTATTACAAACTTTATACACGATAATCAAGGTAATGCACCGGTAGAGATTTTCCCTATGGATTCTTTTACTAGGATAAGAGAAATAATCGCAGAAGAACTACAACCACTCCATGAAGAGTTTATAGGTAATAAAGAAAGATTAATTCCTAAATGGATTTACGGTATTAGATCTTATAAAAGAGGAGCTATACTAGAACCACATACAGATACTTTAGTAACTCATCATATTTCTTCTATAGTAATTGTGGATAAACAAGTAGATAGAGATTGGCCCTTAGACATACAAGACCACTTGGGGAGATGGCATAAAGTTTACGCAGAAGCAGGAGAAATGATTTTATATGAGTCTGCTACAAATAAGCATGGCCGAATCGAACCTTTTGAAGGTGAGTACTTTAGAAATTTCTTCTTACATTATACATTAGCAGATTATAAATTTGTAGCACAGTAAATGGACTATATTGTTGTTGGAACTAGTCGGTGTGAATACCAAGCATGGCAGATAAAGTTACTACACTGGTCATTAAAAAAAGTAAATCAAAAAGGTAAATTAGTAGTTTTACTTTCCGGAGATTACGGACATAGAGACGAAACACCTGATTTTAGTTTTTTATCAGACGCAATAGTAATAGATCAACCAGATTATGCACACTTGTGGCAAGTAGCTAACAACGATTGGTGGGGTGGTATTCCTAATAAGTATAGATCTGTAGAATGGTTATGTGAAAATAACTACTTCAAAGAAGAAGATAAGCTTCTATTCTTAGATCCTGATATGGTGTTTACTAAATCAGTAGATTTTGATTTAGAAGATGATCATATAATTGGGCAAGACTTTATACATTACATGCCACTTAATGGATGGGAAGATCGAGATAAAGATCCTCTCAATACTAAAGGAATAATGTACCCTTTTGCTTTGAAATTTAAGACTTTAAAAAAGTTTTATAAGAAGTATACAGAATACTGTGAACAGATCCGTAAAAAAGAAGGTAGATGGGAAGCCGAGATGTGGGGATTAGATTATGCTATAAAGGACTCTAATATTAAAGTAGAACTTGTACAGGATATCGGCACCTGTACAGCATGGAATGACCGCGAAAGAAATATACTAGGAAGTATTATGCATTACCCTAATGTAATACCGGATAAAGAAGGTAATACGTTATTTTTTAAACAAGATCATACTTTCGATCAAAAAAAGAAGTACGATTTATCTCAAACAACTAGCGAAGCAGGAAATAAAATGGTTACTGGAGTTGATCAATTTAGAACAGATTATGTTTACTATACAAAATGGAATTTTGAAAGCATTTTTAAATTCTACGACGGTAGTAAAGGTTATATAGTTTTTAGACCCTGGCCAGGAGGTTTTAATAATATAAGAATGTCATTAGAGCTAGCAGTTTGTATAGCTTACTTAACAAACCGAAAATTAGTATTAACACCAGAGTATAAAATGTATCTCTTAGAAGGACACTCTAGTATGGAGTCGTTTTTTGATACCTCTAACCTAGGAGTAATCTCTATTCCGTTTGATAATTTCTGTAAAGAGAAAGGATTAGATGCTAATTACGAAAGTGTAAAAGCAGTATCTAAAGTACTAGACTACGACGCAGTAAGACATGTAATAAACTTTGAAAAAGTTCCAGTTCCTACTAAGTTTTCAAAACATCGCCCAGTACTTAACAAAGAAGACCTTTATACAGGTGAGGAATACTTATTCTTAGAGTCGAATTTACTAGGAGTAACACATCAGACTTTATTTACTAGTTTAGATGTAGAAATTAAAAAACTTATTGCAAAATATGTACACTATCGAACAGATATTTTTGACTTAGCTTGGCAGTTTATTAATAAATTAGGTGATAAGGAGTATTATTCTATTCATATTAGACGAAATGATTTCCAATATAAGGAGTTGTTTATTCCTTGCGAACAGATACTAGAAAATATAAAAGATGTAATTCCGCAAGGAAGTAAGCTGTATATAGCAACAGATCATAGAGATCGAGAATTTTTTAAACCATTATCTGAATACTATCAGACATTTTTTTACGAAGATGTAAAAAAAGAAGTAGCTATTTTTACCGAGTTTGATAATAACTGGATTCCAATTATAGAACAGTTTATATGTACTAGAGGTATTAAGTTTATAGGTAATAGTCATTCAACATTATCTTCTTACATTTACCGAATGAGAGGATATATGTCAGATATTGAGGATAAAAATTACTACCTTAATACAGAAACATTTGATCAACATAAACAAATACCTTTTACAGCTGATACACAGTTTAAAGGGAACTGGTTTAGAGAATATAATGATAGTTGGAGTTTTGGCAACGGAAGTATATTTGTATCAATTGCAAGTTATTGTGATTCTCAGATCATAGACACATTAAAAAGCCTATACTCAGAAGCTATAGACCCTAGTAGAGTACACGTAGGAGTTAATCTACAAGATACAGAGGAAGCATACGAAAAGCTAAAGCAACTTAACTTTCCAAATTTAAAGATAATATTTACACCTAAAGAAGAAGCAAAAGGTGTTGTATATGCTAGAAATAGAATAAAAAATGAGCTCGTAGGAAATGAAGATTATTTCTTACAGATAGATTCACATAGTAGATTTAGACAAGCTTGGGATGCAATTTTAATAAATCAGTATAATAGTATAGAAGAAGGTAAGGTAATATTAACCACATATCCTAATCATTTTGACGTCCCAGATTATGAAAAAAAGTATTTAGATAAATCAAATAATACCCCATTACGTATTAGAAGGTTTTTGCAAGAATCGAGTAACAACGACAACAGGCATATAGCTGAAAATTTACCTACGTTAGAAGACTATAAGGTAGCAGAGACTAGATGGGCTGCTGCAGGATTTTTATTTACTAGAAGAGAATGGTTGGAGGAAGTAAAGATACCGAATAATATAAGATTTAACGGAGAAGAAGATTTTCAAACATTTCTCAGTTACTTAAAAGGCTGGAACTTACGAATTACATCTTTAGCAACAGTGTGGCATAATTACGACTTTAAAACATCTGATACAGATGAACCGTATAGAGAACACAACACTAAGTACTTTATAGACGATACAGCAATAGACTTAGTTAATGATTTTCTATTTAACCAAACCCACACACGAACATTAGATGATTTAGAAAGTTATTTTAATATAAAATTAAAAAGGTAATATGTTTAATTTAGGTTTTTTTGGATCACATAACGGTAGTTTAGCTATCTCTTTTAAAGGAGAGGTTCTAGAAGTAGTGGAACTTGAACGTTTGATTAACGTAAAGAATGCTGCTTTCTTTTACTGGGGACATCATGATAATATAGTAGAACTATTAACGGAAATTAAAGACTACTTTAAAACAAAATACGGAGTAGAAAAATACGATAACGTAATATACAACTCAGTAGATAAAGAGATGTGGAAAATATTCCCAGCTAACAATTACCAGTGGGTACCTCATCATGAAGCTCATGCTTATTCCGGACTATACCAATCTAACTACGACAAGGCTTTGATTATATCTTTCGACGGAGGTAGTGATGAAGGTTTTTTTAATATCTACTTAGGAGATAAAAACAGCGATATACCTGTAGATAAAATTTATGTAGGTAAAAAAGACTATGCAGTTTCTTATATGATGCCTGCTCACTTTATCTCAGATATAAAACAAGAATGGATATACACAGGTAATTTAGTATACGCCGGAAAGCTAATGGGATTAGCCGGCTTTGGAAAAGTAGATCATAACCTTATTCAATCTTTCAGAGATTTTTACTCTTCCAACACAACAGACAACATAAGTGAGGCATTAACTCGCTTTATGAAGATATTCAATATAGAATCGGAACAGACACGATTTGAAGGTACCTATGCAGTTAACTTAGCCGCTACTAATCAGTATGTTTTTGAGCAGTTATTTGAAGAAGAAACAAGAAACATCTTAGAACTTCACAATAATCTTCCGCTTATTATTACTGGCGGATGCGGATTAAACATACTACTAAATACTAAGTTAGCAAAACAAAGAGAAACTTTCGTTACTCCTAACCCAAACGATACAGGCTTAGCAGTAGGGTTAGTTTGTAGTAAAATAAAACCATATACTCCGGTAGACACAACCTACATAGGCCCAGAAGTATGGGATAGAAAGTTACTACCTAAAGTATTACACGATAGAAAAGGTATTAAGATAGAAATAAAAGAGGTAGTACAAAAGCTAATAGATGGTGAAATTATAGGAGTAGTAAGAGGTAAGTCTGAACACGGACCAAGAGCTTTAGGAAATAGAAGTATTATATGTGACCCAACAATTGGAGAAATGAAAGATACTTTGAATGCTAAAGTGAAAGGAAGAGAGTATTATAGACCTTTCGCACCGGTAGTTAGGTTAGAAGATATTAATAAGTATTTTAACTGGGATAAAGAGTCTAGATGGATGTCTTTCTGCCCTGAAGTTAGAGAAGAATACAAAGGTATATTAAAAGCTATCACCCACGTAGACGGAACCGCTAGAGTACAGACAGTTACAAGAGAACAAAATGAATTCCTTTACGACTTATTAACAGAAATGCATAATCAAAAAGGTATTGGAGTAATTTTAAATACATCTTTTAATATAGCAGGAAAGCCTATACTGAATACATATGAAGATGCCCTTTGGGTATTAGATAATAAACAAATGGATGGTGTCTTATTAGAAAACTACTATATTAAGAAGAATGGATAATACAATTTTTATATCTATTGCTAGTTTTATAGACACAGACTTAAGAAACACTATACTAAGCTGTATCAACCAAGCTAAACACCCAGAAAAACTTTCTTTTGGGGTTGTATTACAGTACAACAACGAAGAGAGCACTAACGAAACTTGTATAGATGATTTAATTAATAAGTACAATATTAGAATAAAGAAATACTGGTTTGAAGAATCTAAAGGAGGATGTTGGGCTAGAAATCAGGTAACTACTTTATACCAAAATGAAGACTACATACTTCAGTTAGATGCACATATCAGGATGGTTAAAAACTGGGATGTACTTTTGGTTAAAGAGTATTTAGAATTAAAAAAAACTGTTAATAAACCGCTACTTTCTTACTTATCACCATCATTTTTTAGAAATGAAGAGTTAGGGTTAGACTACAACTTTAGACATATAGATGATCCATACATTATAAATGTACCTACAATAAAGTCTATTACCGCTGATTACTGGCCTGTGTTTGGAGGGTATGAAGACGAAGCCCATACAAATAAAAAACCTAATAATGTATCTTTACTTTACGCCGGTTTTGTATTTACTCAAGGAAGCTGGTTGTTAGAAGTAAAAAATGACCCAGAACACTACTACACAGGAGAAGAATTTGCTTTATCAATACGATCATTCACTCACGGGTATAATATTTATATACCGAGTCAGATAATGTCTTGGCATTTATCTAGATCTAATCATATACATCATTTCAAAGTACTAGATGGTAATAAAAACCATATCAAGGCAATGGAACGACTTTATAAACTTATATTTGGAGGAGATTTAGATGAATACGGATTAGGGACTGAGAGAACATTACAGCAATATGAAGAATTTGCAAAAATTAATATAAAAGAAAGAAAAATATGAACATACTAAGTGTGTTTTTAGGACACAACGCATCAATGACCATTTCAAAAGATGGAGAGATATTAGAAGTCCTAGAATTTGAAAGACTAACTAATGTTAAAAACGGCGGTTGTTTAGCTCAAGTAGGAGTTAAAGATCCTAAAGTTATTATGACATTAATTAAGGATCACCTAATGGGAAAATTTGGGGTAAAGCATTTTGATTTACTACTTCTTAACCAGATAGATCTTTCTTTTTTAAGAAAACAACATTTCACTACAGATACAGAATTATTAAAATTTTTTAATGCAGAAAGGTATGAATTAGTTAATCATCAACATGGACATATGGCTTGCGCTTTCTACCAATCTTCGTATAATAGTATAAGAGGATGTAGCTTTGATGGCGGCGGTAATGATGGTAATTTTAACATATTCGACTGTTCTAGAGAAAGCGGAATTAGACAGATAGCACAGATACCTAACCATACTTTAGGAATGAGATTAGCAGAACTAGGTCAGTATACCAAGTCGCTAAGAAGAGAAAGAGACTTTTGGACAGACGGAGGTTTAGTATACCCCGGTAAACTTATGGGACTATCCTCATACGGTAAAGTAGTAGATGAATGGCTTCCAGCATTTGAAGAATTCTACTCAGGAGTTTATCACTCCAGTGATCTACACGCAAACTACAAAAGACTAAAAGAAAAATTAAATTTACCCGACGAATACGAAGGAGAACTAGAAGTTAATTTAGTAGCTACTTCACAAAGAATGTTTGAAGAAAAGTTTGATAAATTAGTAAGACCTTATTTCGAAAATCAGAATTCATTTATAATCACCGGAGGGTCAGCTTTAAATATAATTAATAATCAACGTTTATCTAAAGAAAGACAAATATTCGTTCCACCTAATCCAAGTGACTGTGGTTTATCTTTAGGATTTATGTTAGATTACTTAAAACCTAAAACTGCATTTAACGGAACCTATATGGGACCTGAAGTTTGGGATAAATCAATGTTGACAGAGTATGTAGAAAAGTATAACGGTAAGAAGTATAGCTTTGATGATATCATCCCAGACTTAATAGCAGGGAAAATTATAGGAGTAGTACGTAAAGGGTCAGAATTAGGACCAAGGGCATTAGGTAATAGAAGTATAATCTGTCATGCCGCTATACCAGGGATGAAAGATATCTTAAATGCAAAGGTTAAAAATAGAGAAGCATATAGACCATTTGCTCCTGTTTGCCGACTAGAAGATTCTTATCAATATTTTGATATTAAGAACACAGACAATAAGTGGATGTCATTTTGCCCTGATGTAAGACCAGAATATAGAGGTATATTATCTTCAGCAACACATGTTGACGGAACCGCCCGACTACAAACAGTAACTCAGTCGCAAAATGACTGGTTATTTTACTTACTAACCAGATTTAAAGATTTTAATCCTCATCCGGTGTTACTAAATACATCTTTTAACATAGCAGGTAAGCCAATATTAAACAGTTACCGAGATGCAATCTGGATGTTAGAAAATACTCAAATGGATGGATTAATATTAGAAGATTATTATATAAAAAAATAAACATATGAAAACAGCATTAGTACTTGGTGCCGGTGGTTTTATCGGTTCACATTTAGTTACAAGATTAAAATCAGAAGGATATTGGGTAAGAGGTGTAGATATCAAGAAACCAGACTTCTCAGAATCAACAGCAGACGATTTCGTTATTGCAGATTTAAGAGATCCTTTAAAAACATCTTTGGTAATGTATTCACCTCAACAGGTATCTGCAGCTAGAGCAGGAATGACTCACAGTTTTGATGAAGTTTACCAATTAGCAGCTGATATGGGAGGAGCTGGTTATATTAACACAGGAGAACATGACGCTGATGTAGTTCATAACTCAATGTTAATAAATCTTAATGTATTAGACCAAGCTTACAAGAAAAACGTTAAAAAGATCTTCTATGCATCGTCTGCATGCGTATATAACGAACATAACCAGTTAGATCCTGAAAATCCTAACTGTAAAGAAGATTCAGTATACCCAGCTCAACCAGATTCAGAATACGGATGGGAAAAATTATTTTCAGAACGATTATATACAACTTATAACCGCAACCACGGTATAGATGTTCGAATTGCCCGTTTTCATAATATTTTTGGACCAGAAGGTACATTTGATGGTGGAAAAGAGAAAGCACCAGCAGCTATATGTCGTAAAGTTGCAAGCACACCGACAAACGGAGAAATAGAGGTATGGGGTGATGGATTACAGACTCGTTCATTCCTGTATATTGATGAAGCAATAGAAGGAGTTCGTCGTCTAATGAATTCAGACTATAAAGAACCAATTAATATAGGATCAGAAGAGATTATCTCAATGAATGGGTTAGCTAACTTAGTATCTAAATTAGCAGGTAAGACTATTAATATTAAAAATATACCAGGTCCACAAGGAGTAAGAGGTAGGACATCAGACAACACTTTGATTAAAGAGAAGTTAGGTTGGGCACCAACACAACCATTACATATAGGTTTAACAGAAACTTATAAATGGATAGCAAGTAAAATAGAGTCTTAATTGCTATTTATAAAATATAATTAATTAGTAGAGGTAGATGCCAAGTTATCAGTTTCCCAATACCGGTAGTGGAATAAATGTTGACGATCACTTAAATGATTTTCTTGTTGAAAATGATTTACAGGGTCTGCATTCACATGTCTGGCCAGCTAGACAAGGCTTTTATACAGTCGAAGATGATATGGATTATTTTCGCGGTAAATGGGGCTTTTACTTCAATGCATATGTAACAGGTTCAGATACAGACGGTTCAGCGGTAATGTTCCCAACTGGAGCAGTAAGATTCACCGGACCAGCTTTTACTTCTTCTTACGCACAACAATACCAAGGCGGTATAACAGGTTCTAAAAAAGTATTTCTTTATGAACCGTATCCTTCTGCAAGTTTTTTAGCAACAGGATCAGCTGGTTTTGTACTAGTAAGATGGGCTAGCGGGAATCAAGATAACAAACCACTAACTCAAGGGTATTCGAACTCAAATACAACTTACTCTACTAACTATAATATAACAGTACCATATAGTAGTAGTATTAATACATTATATGCAGTCTTTGAAAGAGATTGTACGTTAGATATAACTGGAGCAGAATGTGATATTAAATTTACTGCATTACAATTAACTCCGGCGCCTACTCCTGCTCCAACAGCAGCACCAACCGCCGCGCCTGTAACACCTGCACCAACTCCAAGCCCTACTGCCGCTCCTGTAACTCCTTCTCCTACTGCTAGTCCTACAGCCGCTCCGGTAACACCAGCACCAGTAACACCAGCTCCTGTAACCCCGGCACCGGTAACTCCTGAACCTACAGCCGCTCCTGTAACTCCGGCACCAGTTACTCCGGCACCAGTTACTCCAGCCCCTGTTACTCCAGAACCAACAGCCGCTCCAGTGACACCAGCTCCTGTAACCCCGGCACCGGTAACCCCTGAACCAACAGCAGCACCAACACCAGCACCTGTCTTACCACAAGGTGAATGTTGGTCAGTAACATATTACACAATACCGAATGACTTATACGTAAGATATAGAAGAGTTTCTGATGATATAGTAGCTACTGAGTTAATTAATAGCTTAGAAACTAGGGATAATGGTAATGGATCTTACACTACAGCTATATGTGTAAGTACGATATCACCATATAATACTCCAGTATTTGTACAAGGAGGAGTAGAAGTACTAGGAGGTGATTATATCTGGGAATTAGGAGGAACATGTACAACCAATGGAGGATGTTTAGAAGCTAGCCCAACACCAGCTCCTACAACACCAGCTCCTACGACTCCTAGTCCAACAGCAGCACCAATAAGTGCACCAGCATATCCATCACCAGTAACACCAGCACCAAGCGGTGACACACCAGCACCAACTGCAGCTCCTGTAACACCAGCTCCTACAACACCAGCACCAGGGTATCCATCACCTGTTACCCCAGCACCAAGCAGTGACACACCAGCACCAACAGCCGCTCCAACTACTCCTAGCCCAGTAACTAGTCCAACACCTGCACCAGGGTACCCAGCACCGGTTACACCTAGTCCAGTAAATGCAGAACCGGTAATAACACCAGCTCCTGTTACTCCTAGCCCAACAGCTAGCCCAGTAAGCTCTCCTACAACACCAGCTCCAAGCTATGCAGCTCCTACAGCAGCTCCTATAACTCCTAGTCCAACAGCAGCACCGGTTGAAATAACACCTAGTCCTGTATCTGCACCAGTTTCATCATTTGATTGGGATTGTGTAGATAACCAATGTACTTATATG